ACAGTTGGAACGAAGACATAGAACAACCTTACAATTTCAAATGGCGGGATTTGGAAGTGAGCTGGTATAAATATTGCGGGCGCGGAATGAGCGTCAACCGCGTGCCAAAAGTCCGTGAAATCATCGAGATGGTGCACGAGTGCCTCGATGAACTGCGAAGAATGAATGGAGAGGCGGAAGAATGACTGGGCGGAACTGGAAGGCGAAAGAGACTGAGGCGGAGATGGCAATGCAGCCATGCACTTTACGTCAAGCGCTTTTCACGGCGATTAATATGTTAGCAAAACACATTGAGTCTGTAGTTATTGCGCATGCAGATGGCGCGTACGAGGCTGCCCCGAGTGCTTCGTGGCTGGAATACGCCAGTGGTGACAGAGATGCACGCATTGCCTACGCGGTCAGAAGTCTTGAGGAATTTGGCGACGACGCAACCGTCGATGATGTTCAAACTATTGTTGACGATTACATCTTGCCGAACTGGGAAAAGGAGTTAAAATGACAAATTACAATACACAAAGTCTCGAAGAGGCATACGAAGTTTTTGGGTCTAATCTTAAAGCAGTAAAAGATGTTATTGATGCTAATTTTGAGTTGTTTGTCAATTTATGGGAAGCGAGTGCGACACAGCATGAATGGTTTGTATTAGCGGACAAGATTCATCGCGAAGCGTTTGGCCAAGAACTTGACAAAAGAGTCTTTGACAAAGGCTGGCAATACAGGACCGTAAATCATCCAGACATTGAACAGGCAAAGACTGAGCTTCTCGGTCTTATTTGTGGCTGGTGGTAACTTGTATGACAAAGAGTGGTCTAAAAAGCGTTTAAACCCGTGCATTTTTTGCATATGTTAGAAATAAAAAGGAAAAGGAGATTGCAATGACACACTATAATGTAGTTGTATTTGATAAAATGGAAAACGTAGAGAACTTAATCGCTCCGTACAATGAGTGGGTTAAAGTTCCATGGCATTTTGATGGCGTGTGCAACAGCGATGACATTGAATTGTTTGTCAAAAATTTTCCAGAAGACAGCCACTTGCCTTTGCAGGAAATGTACGAAAAGCACCGCGAGAGATGGCATGGAAACTCAACCGAATGGAGGTTTCGCAAAGACAAAAACGGCAATGATATCGTTGAGAAGTGGACTACATACAACCCTAAGTCGAAGTATGATTATTACAGCATCATTGGCGACGACGAGCTTCCGGACTTCGTCCCATTTGCCTTCGTAACTCCTGACGGAGAGTGGCACGCGAAGGGAGAGATTGGGTGGTGGGGGATGAGTTGGGATGAGATTCCAGACGACGAATGGGAAAGAATTTATTCGGACGCTGTAGACAAGTATAAAAATTTCACACTGTTAGATTGTCATATTTAATAAAGATGAAAAATAACATTGTTCCAAAAAATTACAACGCCCTTAACTACAGGGAGCGAAGAGAAATGAGAGAGGCGTACATTAAAGCACAAAAAGGCATGTGCATGTACTGTGGCGAGCCACTGTCTTCTCCGCCGCCACAAAGAATAGCCAATAAGCCAATAAACTGGGACGCATTTCCAGCGAATTTTTTAATGCACCCAGTGCACTTGCAGCACAATCACGCGACTGGTATGACAGAAGGCGCTGTGCACGCGTATTGCAACGCTGTGATGTGGCAATATGAGGGGAGATAGGTATGTTTGTGACAGCCGAGTTAATTTTGTCGCTGATTTGGGCGACTGCTATATACAAACTTGTTGTTGTATCCGAGGAACTTCTGGATGAAGTAGAAAGGAGAAACTGCAAATGAGGGCATGCATTTCTTGCGCAAACTGGGAGCGCCTTGACGACGACCACTCTATTGGGATGTGCCATGTTCATAATGGCTACAGATTTCAATTTGAAGATTGTCCGAACTGGACACAAGGAGACAGGCGAGCGCCATATAAGGAAAAAGAAGCGAGCAAAAAGGAGCGAAACAAATCGCGCGATGAAGAAATAGAGCGTCTGATACTTTCTGGTCACAGCATGGGAGAGACACGCAGAATATTACATTGCGACTATGCCCTGGTAAAAGCTGTGGTAACGGAGAGGGGGCTTAAGACTATTCCAAAAAAGCACTGCCCAAAAAGACAGATTATCACAGGCGAAGCGTACGATCGAGTAGTCAATTATTATGAAGAAGATGGCAAAAGTAAGCAGTGGATCGCATCTAAGATGGGCTTTACGCTGGCTGCAGTACGAGGCGCTCTTGTGCGAGAAGGGCTCGCAAAATAACACATGGAGGATGAGAACATGGCAACTGCTATTAGAAAAATTCAAAAATCTGGCGACTTGCACACTTTGCTTGGTGAGCTGTACAGTATTACTATTGCTTTGTATATTCTAAAACAAAACGGAACATATACAACAGGCGGGGCAGAGTGGATACTTGAAAATAGGCGCGAAGAAATTTACCAGATTATGTTCGAATGTTGCGGGCTTGAGCAATATGGAGAGGAAGGGTAGCCCATGCCTCCAATAAGTATAGCGCCATGGCAGCTCGGGCTTCCACACTCTAATTGGCGCACCTATCAATTTGAAGCATTCGCAGACGCGCGCACTGCGCTTGAACAGAAGGATGTTGTCATCATGGAGGCGCCTGTCGGCATTGGAAAGACAGCGATAGCAGGCGCTTTGTCTGATGGCATAGAAACGACGGTTCTCGTGCAAAACCTTGGGCTTCTAAGCCAGTATAAAGACTACGGCTTCAGTATTCTTAAGGGTAGAAACGAGTACGTGTGCGCACTTAAAAGCAAGGTGGATGATTGGCAGCGGAAATACAACAGAACGCCTACCGCTGGCGATTGTCATTATTCACATAACATGCGCGAGTGTCCCGCGTATGACAAGTGCCCGTACTTTGTCGCGAGAGAAGAGGCGCTCGCGTCTCCTCGGATGGCTTGTACCTATAAGTATGGAGTCGTGTCAGAGCGACTGCAGAAACGTGGCGGGCTGCTTGTGATGGACGAAATTCACAACGCCGTGCGCGAGTTTCTTGGCATAGACTCATTCAAAATGACAGACACGGAGCGGCTAAAATACGACCTTCCGAAGTTCCCGCTGTTGGATTTTGGCGCGAATGGCGATGGCGATGTATTGGACTCGGTGAGTAAGTATCAGGTTCTTGGGTGGGCTCACAATGCACTGACATGTGTAGCTCAGATTGACCTGTTTGACGAGATGTCGCCAACTGGAGCAGACAAGCGTAAAGTGTTTAATGCTTTAAGTGAGCTGCAGTCTCTCCTGTACACAGGAGATGACATTTTTTATAAATGCAAAATAGCCGAAACTTACGTGAAAAGAAGTGGCGCGCCTGTCAAAGAGCCAGTGCTTGAGATAAAAGCGCTGAGCTCCAAGCGCGTCTACGACAGAGTGACGAATGGCAAGGACAGTGTCTTTATGATGAGTGCTACCATCGGAGACCCAACGGCGCTTATTTGCAATGAGTTTGGCATAACAGACTGGCACTACAAAAGCTGGCCCCACCCTGTGCCGCCTAACAAAAGGCCAATATACGACATTGCCGATTATGCGATGACGCACGCAAACTTAATGAAGGACATTGGTTTGTACAAGAAGCAGGCAAGGCGCATTGCGCGCTGGATAAACACCCGTACAGACGCAAGTCACAGAGGCATAGTGCTGACAACATCTAATCTTAAAGTCGCTAAATTGCGCGAGTTCCTGCGCCCAGAGCTTCGTGGAAATCGCTCGGTCTTTACTTTGCCAGACAACGGAATGGGGCTTCAGGATAGAATTAACACATTTGTAACAAACGCCGACCAGGGCGTCGTTCATGTCGACACTATTCAGGGGTGGGGGACGGGCGTTGATTTGCGTGGCGATATTGCTCGTTATTCGGTGGTCGCTGGCGTTCCGTTGCCAAACCCAACCGACAGGTTTGATCAACTCCGTTTTGAAACATCTGCTGGGCGGGCTTACGCCTATGCGTATGCGTATAACAGTGTGATGCAGGCGACAGGAAGGGTTACTCGCGGCGAGCAGGACGACGATGGCGTTTATTTGCTTAACACAGCAGCGCTCGCCGACATGATGGCAACGGCTCCACTTGCAATGAAGTTTTATTCACCTTGGTTCAAGGAGGCGATAGTAAGAGCATGATATTTGATGTTGTGTACAGCGATCCGCCATGGAGATATGATTTTTCTAAAAAGACTGCGGATAGTATAGAAGCGCATTATCCGACAATGGCATGCGAAGACATCATGAGTCTTGATGTCCCAAGCGCGAGCAATTCTGTTTTATATCTTTGGGCGACTGCGCCAAAACTCATCGAGGCGCTGAGCGTTATGTCCGCATGGGGATTTAAGTATAAAACAAATATGGTCTGGGACAAAGAGCGTATAGGACTTGGGTATTGGTCGCGCGTCCAACACGAGCACCTGTTGATAGGAACAAGGGGGCATTTTTCTCCCCCGGACTATCGGTACAGAGTAAGTAGTGTTTATCGAGAAAAGAAAACAAAACACAGCAAGAAGCCTGATGCAATTCGCGATATGATAGCAAATGCGTATAGTCAGTGTAGTAAACTTGAGCTCTTTGGACGAGAGGAGCATGAGGGCTGGGTTGTTGTTGGCAATGAAATTGGGGGCAAGGACATAAGAGACTCTTTGAAGGAGCTGCGCGAACGATGAAACAGACAAGGACGGCTACAGGAAGTGCTATACTCGCAAGGCTTACTGCGTCAACAATGCTTGACGGCGTTACAGATGGTCGCGCGCTTGAGATGTTATACGACACATACGATTACGAGCTTCCTGGCGTAACAAGGACGGTTCATGATTTTATTAGAAAATGCGGAATCTCAAAGGTTTCTAAAAGAACAATCAAACTTGCTGAAATAGCAGTTGATTATTTTAATAATACAGAAAGGAAAATTGAAATGGATGACAAAAAGAAGTTGTATATTCCGTGTCCAATGTGCGACGAGATAATGGACTACAAGGAGTGTGACGAGGATGGCACAGACATAATAACTTATGAATGCAAAGTGTGCGGCTGTTCAGTTACAGCAAGTATTGGCAACATCGAAAAATATTCCTCGTTCGAGGCTCGCTCAAGGGGAGTATATACAGAACGGGGCGATGAGCAGACATGGGAGCAAGGGGAGCTGTATTATGCAGAGCTTGGGAACGGGGACTTTGGAGACTGAAGCTCAGCCTTCACGCCGCTCCGAAGTATTGAAATTACTCGCGGAGCGCTTTCGAGATGCGTCGCACGAGCGTGGCGTATGGGTTGGCGCAAAAGAATCGTGGTACATAGCGCAGGTTCTTGATGGCTATTCGGAACTTGTAGACAAACTTAATGGAGTGTGGAAAGAGAATGGGAAACAAAAAGAGTAAGCCTGAAGGCAAAACAGAGGCCGACATCGTCTTTGACGAGACGATGTCGGAAGTAACTGTCAGCAGCGGAAATGTCTCGCTAAGGCACATACGAAGCAAGCCGGAAAGCGGCTGCATTTATATTGCCAGTGAGAACCTTCCGATCGTAAGAATAGATATCGCTGACTGGAAAGACGTCGAGTCGGTCTTGCAGTCGTGGAGGTCCGTGTCAAGTTGGCTGGATGTCTCCAAGGAACTTGGAAAGTAAAAACTAAGACGCGTTTCTATTGACTTGTGTTTTCATGGCGTCTATAATAGGGCTATGAAACACAAGTCAAAAAAACAACAAAAAAAACTGATGCACGATGAACTGGTTTACGCGTATTACAAACAATTAACAATCAACGAATCACTTGAAAGGACGGTTGCAATGTACGAGAATTTGTTCAATAAAATTAAAGACGATGTAAACAAAATTGAAGATGCAATCGACTTTGTTAAACATTTATGAAAGTTTTTAAAAGAGACAATATAACACTTTATCACGGCGATTGCGATGAAGTTCTGCAAAAGCTCGATGTGAAAGCGCATGCCATAATTACAGACCCTCCGTACGGAATTGCATTCAGGTCTAACATGCGCGAGGCGACTCCGAAATTTAACTCCATTGTGAACGATGATGTCGTACAGACAAGGTGGATAGCACTTTTGAATACTGTTGTTAATGCCAACAGCTGTATATTTATGTTTACTCGGTGGGATGTGGAGCACGAGTGGCGGGATTCGCTTGCGTCGTCTGGTTGGGACATTAAAAGCCAGGTTATATGGAACAAGCCAGGCGGCGGGCTCGGAGATTTGTACGCACAGTTTGCGCCAAGCCATGAGAATGCCATATTCGCAATTCGAGGAGACTGGAAGTTTCAAGGCAAGCGACCATCAAGTGTCTATACTTTTACAAAAGATGCAGCATCGAGCTACGAGCACCCGACACAAAAGCCTGTGCGGCTGATAGGAAGAATAGTGCTTGACATAACGGCGCCAGGCGAGCTCGTAATAGACCCATTCTTCGGGAGCTGTTCAACTGGAGTAGCATGCGCAAGATACGGAAGAAGTTTTATTGGCATTGAGATTGATGAAGAATACTTTGAGCTCGGGTGCGAAAATATATTAAAAGAATTAGAAAAACCGAGGCTGTTATAGCAAATATTATGTCAAACGCTAATCGAAAAGACTCAAACACAGATGAAATTATGATCGCGATTCTTGAATCTGGATGGAAATATATTGATATGCATGACTGCGGGCGCGGGCTTCCGGACTGCATTGCGTATAAAATTGTTAAGAACATTCCGCTAAGCGTTATGATTGAAATTAAAACGCGTATTGGAAAACTTACAAAAGCGGAAAAGATTTTTCACGAAAAGCACAATGGACTTGTATATATATGCAGAAGTGGAGAGGATGTTAAAAGAATACTCAGTGACTACGACAGAAAAGTCAAGGTATCCGCAAGATGACAGACGAGCTTCGACGGACGGCGATGGAGTGGCACGGTAATGGCTACTCTGTCTTTCCGATAGAGCGTGGCGGTAAGCGACCACTTGTGAAGTGGAGCGTATACGCGAATGCGCCTGCGCCAGCGTCGCAACTTGTTCGCTGGTTCAGGGGAAATCTCAACATGGCAGTTGCGTGCGGTGGTGAAAAACATCTGACAGTCATTGATTTTGACACACAGTCTGGCTACTACAAAATGCTCGCGCGGGTACGTGGTGAAATTCGTGGTATAATTGACAGAACGTATAAAGTAAAAACTGGGCGCGGACTGCATGTGTATTTTAATGTTGATTCGCGAAGTCGAAAAAATGTGGATGACAAAATTGATATAAAGGGAGATGGCGGATATGTGCTTGTTCCGCCATCTCTTCATCCTTCTGGAAATGTCTATACAGCAATGCCAGGGGCGTGCATCGCAAGCATCCAGGAGATATCTAATGAAACGCTGTGCGAAATAGCAAATATTCCGATAAGCGATCCAGAGCCATGCGCAAATTATAACTACGAAAGTGGCGGTTCTGTTTTTGATGTTGTTGGCGACGACCTTGGGTTTGTGAGTGACTTTGATTACGTGCTGGCAAATGTTCCGATACTTAGGGTTGCGTTAAGGCTAACGCCAATGTTCCCTAAAAATGGTTCTGGAAGATATTGGATGGGGAGATGTCCTGTCCACAAAGACACAGACCCAAGCTTTTGGGTCGACACAGAGCTTGGGATAGCAAAGTGCTACTCAACCGTGTGTCCGCTTAATGACAAGGCAGTAAACGCGATTGGGCTGTGGGTAATGGCGAAAGGTATGTCTTACACGGAGGCGATGCAAGAGCTGTTATACATGATATGAATATTGCGGGCGGAAGGTCGGTATCTTAAGATGCTCATAACCTCTTATAACAGGGTTCAACTCCCTGGCCCGCTACTTAAGCCAAATACATAACAAAGGAATAGTTATGCAGGACATTAAATATACTGGAAAAGAATTGTACGAAATGCAAATGCGCGAGAAGATCAGCGAGTACGAAATCGCAAGACGAACCGGACTTTCACGTTCGGTTGTACATGGCGCTTTGTATTACTATAAAAAGAAACATGGCATTAAAACTGGGACATCGCCATCTGTGCCTGACACTGTTATAAAAGAAACTGAAGGCGGACTTGAGATTCGTTATACTTCAAGGATACAAAGTTTAGAAGAATTAATAGAAGCTTTTAACATTGATATGGATAGATGGAAAGTTAAAAGTTTTATTGCTGAAAAGTGGGACTCTGCGACAAACGAACTGGAAAAGTTTTTAATCAGGGCGTCATTCGAGGAGCGAAAGCCACTCGAGACAAAGCCGATAACTCCTATAACTGTTTGCGTAGAGGCGGATAAAACGGCTGAAAAAACGGGGCGCAGGTCGATGAAACACACAATGGCTTTATTTGACATGCACGTTGGTTTTGCCCGAAATTTTCGCTCTGGCGAACTCGTACCATTTCACAGCAGGGAGGCGATGTCCGTCGCGCTTGAAGTCGCAATGGTTGCACAGCCGGATACAATCGTTTTTGGCGGGGACTTGCTCGACATGTCAGAGTGGTCTGATAAGTTTGTCTTAGAGCCAGGTTTTTATTTTACAACGCAGAACGCATTAATAGAGTGCGCCTGGTGGATTGGAAAATTTAAGCAGCAATGCCCCAGTGCTGACATCGTTGTGCTCGCTGGAAACCATGAGCAGAGACTTCAAACGCTTGTTACAAAAAGACTTATCGCGATGGCGATGCTTTCAGCCGCAGACGACCAAGATACGCCGCTCGCAAGTATAGACAATTTGCTCGGCTTGTCAAGAATGGGCGCCAGGTATATCGGAGAATATCCAGGAGGGCTGTACTTTGTGGCCAAGGACACTGTTATTGAGCACGGAAATGTCGCAAGGGCGCGCCCAGGAATGACGGCATCCGCCGTTTTAGATCAGACAAACTTTAATACTATCTTTGGGCACAAGCACACGCTTGAGCTGGCCTCAAAGAGTGTGAACTGGTGGTCTGGAAGGCGAACTGTCCAAGCTGCATGTGGCGGCTGTCTGTGCAGGCTGGACGGGACTGTTCCAGGGTCGAGCAGAAACAATCAGTGGCAAAATGGCATGGTGGAAATAGTCCACGACGACGAGTCCGCCTATGCCATTAATCAAATTCTAATTGAGAATGGCGCAGCTGTATATAATGGGGAGCTTGTAAAGGCGCACGCGGTTACAGCGGTCGCCGCAGAGAGAGCGCTTAGACGCTTTTAGGGTCTTTTTGAGTTAGGTAAATGTCTTTGCCGTCTTGCTGAATAACGTATTCGCCTGCGTCAAGTTTGTACTGACTGACAAGCATGTCGATGTGCTCTTTCTCTGCATCTATAAGTTCCTGAAACATCTTTTGCAGTTCATCTCGCTGCATTGCGAGTCCGGCAAAAATCCTAAACTGAGATTTGTCGAGCAAAATTTTATTATTTACAGCTTTCGTTTCTTTCATAATTCTCCTAAAATTCAAATGTCATATTTTCTATAACTGGCATCGCCTTTATCTTTTCTAAATCAAACTCAGGAATAACAATACCGGTTTTTTGTTCGTACCATGCAGCAAAAAACCTGCGATGGCAAAACTTTATACCAGTGGCTATGTCATGATGCGTTTCGTAGCAAAGAAGTGCGAAGTCTCTTTTGCCCTGCATCGCAAGCTTGTACTTGATATCATCGATTCCGACACTTTCAAGATGCTCTGTGTACACCTTTCTCGCATCAAGTACATTCGTTGTGTTTAAAATCTCTATCGTCGGCTTCAGAATTTTTATGTCAGCAATCCATGGCAACCACGATGGATGAATGGCAGAAATACACACCATTTTTATGTGATAATTTTTTAGCGCATTTGCCATACCATAGTAGCTCGTGTACATCATCAGTGAGCATGATATCACTTGTCTTTAAAAAAGTCAAGCCAGAAATTCGCAACTATCATGCAAACGCCTGTTATGGACAGCGCGGACATAATTATCATAAGAACTGTTTCACAATCACTCAATGCACTCCTCTATTTGTCATTGCCGCATTGCTTGAGCGCGCGCAAGAACGGTGCCTAACATCTATCGCACTACTTTATGCTTCTTCGTACCAAAAGTCACATCGCAATATATCGCCTACAGCCCACGCATGTGGATTGGTGCCACTTGCCGCGTCGTGCCACCATGGACTAAATGTGCTTGTCGTTTTGTGCCTAACGCTTCCGTAGCGTGTTGTTGTTCCTGAGTCCACTGCCATGGCCGTTCCTACATGCGTGGCGCCATAGCTGGTGTTCGCGTCAACTGGATAGGCGAATGACCATGCGCCCGTGCCAGAAGTTGTAGTTGAGCCAAAAATTAGGGTCATTCGGCAAAAAACCATGCTGCCAACCTTACAATATCTTCCAGTAAGAGTGCCATTGCCAATGGCCGGAGCTCCGCCGGACGTGCTCCAGGTAGGAGTGTAATTTGTAAATGTTGGCGCTAATAGGTACGAGCCGGCAACCGCAAAGTAAGTAGAATCGTGCCCATCAAGTTTGTCGCTATCAGCCGCTTTGCCAGTTGTCAGCAAATATTGCGGGTGGTCGTTATCGCCAAGTCCGGTGAGTGAGCCGTGGTCATGGCTGTGGGTAGATTTGGAATATTCCACCCCATTGCCGTCTTTGATGGTGCCAGTAACTTTAAGGTTGCTGATTATATTGATATTCTGGGCAGTCAAGTCCATCTTGGAATAGCCAGATGCACCCTCTTTTACTTCTTGTAATATGGAAGCTTCTTTGTTCCCATAAGTATCATCTTGTAAAAATAAGGAAAGTTTGTTTGTACTTGGGTTTGTCGAAAGATCATTTAGTTTAGTTTCGAATAAACTGATGCGCTCTCTTACGCCATCGCTTCTGTCTATTTTAATCTTTCTTCTCTGTTCGTTAATATTATAATTTAGGCTTATATAATCTTCGGCCATACTTCGCGGAGTATCTGGGCTTCCTCCGTTTGTTCTTGTAAGCCATAGCCAGTTCTGCGTAGTGCCAGCAGTAAGATTGTCTATAAATTTATAATGTCTTAGGTAGCCGTAATTTTGTGGGGTAGATGAGGAATTGTAATGTTTTTCCCATATATCCATTCCGGTAGATTCTATGTAATATTTAATAGTGTCATCGTAAGCATAATTCCACTTAAGTCGATTTGTCGATGTGCCGACGGTTTTTGTATTTATGGTAATGCCGTCAGAGTCCAGTAAGACATCACCAGCGCCAGCCATTAACTTACCGTCAGCACCAATAACAACCTGGTCTACTCCATTGTTTTGCCCTACTATTTCAGTGTCATCAATCTGGATGCCAGTCAGGTCAATGTCTTTTGTTCCTGTTCCAATTTTAAGAAATGGCAGCCCATCGATTCCAAGGGAAAATAAAACTTCATCGTCCACCTTTCCGTACAGCCCGGTGCTGTTCAGCTCTACGCCGGTAAAGTGGTTGTAATAATCAAATGTTCCAATGACAATGTTTGCGCCAGCTTCGTCAATGCGAACAGTTCCAGCTCCAGAATAAAAAATTCCAGTTGTGGTGTCTATGTAAACCTGTCTTACACTATCATTGAGGCCATAGATGCCAGTGTTGTCCATCCAGATGCCAGTGCCAGTGTCGCGCGCGGTTGGCGGCGGATTTCCAAGCGCGATGTGGACAGAAGAGCCACTTATATCAAGCGACGCATTGTTCATTAAGAGCGAGCTGCCATTCCAACTTAAGTTCGCTCCAGATGGGTCTCCGACGCGCCATTTGTAAATGCCATCCGAGTCTTTTCCCTGCCAGAGACCAACGCCCGCGTCGTACCCGCTTGGAATTGGGAAGCCCATTGCAAAGCTTGGTGCACCTGGCTCCATTTGCATGGTAATGTTGCCTTCGTCGTACAATTTAATTGGCACATTGTGAAATTCATTGACTATGTTGCCAAGTCTTATGTATTGTGAGCTAACAGGTGGAGGCGCGCCACTGGACGAGTCCCAGCCGTCGCCAGCGAAAATGCCGAACTCTCCATCTTCGCCAAAGATGCCAAACAAGTTGCCAGTTCTGACTCGCACGCGCGAACCGGACAGAGGGTGCCCAGTCCATGATGCGACATCTTCGTACGGAGAATCTATCCCTTTGTATACGCGACCAAAAACCAGTGTCTTGACACCTGAAAGCGTAGACGCAAGTGCGCCATTTATCTGAACGGCGCCCGCGCCAAGCGAAGAAAGATTAGCGAGTGACCTGTCAAGAGCGCCAGTTATCGCTACTCCGCCATTCGCAAGGAGGCTTAAATTAGCAAGCGTTGCATGCAGTACGTTCCCGCTAAGCTCTGCCGTAGAAGACAGAGACAGGCTGGAGAGTGTTACATCAAGTTCGCCATCTGGCATAGTACAACTCCATTATGAACAAGTATTACGCATTTCCGTCAGTAAGAACAAAAGATGTGATGGACACGCTCTGCCCAACAACGATGTCGATGCTGTCAAGAGTCATATCTCCGCCACCTCCGGTAGCCGTGATAGTTCCTTGTATTCCGCATGCTATTTCACCGCTGTCGTATATTCTAAAATAGCCTGCTGTTCCGCTGTTGTCTGCAGACATGTCAGTCCATGTTCCTGTCTTTGCCTTGCTTCCAGACGAAGCGTCTGACATCCATGCGGCTGGCAGACTCATGGTTGCAAGAACTGTGCCAGTCGGCGCTTCCGCGCAGCTTGCTGGAGCAGAGCCAGAATAGATTATAAGCTTAGCGGATACGCCTATCGCTGTAGTTATGGCGTCGAGCCTCGCGTTCCTCACAGTTGTAGAAAGTTGTATAGTCATAGTTTTTACCTCACTTTTAATTATATCACACTACGGTTGATACGATATACCCCATTCCTGAACTCCCGTAGTTTAAGACAAGCTCGCCAGCGGCGACGACAAGTCCAGCGTTTGCATCTCCGCTGTTCGGGACTGCCGATCTTGTAAATGTATAAACCTGCTCTCTGGAAGATGATGGCGCGGAAACGACGCTGCCCCAGCATTCGCTTGTATTATATTCGCCATCAAAAAGGCTTGTGTACGAAATTCGCACAATGTCGCCGTCGTCAAAAACATTAACCATCGGATAGTCCGCGAATGGCTCTATCTTTAAAGTCGCCTCGGACTCTGGCGCTGGAATTGTAAAATCCACTGCAAGCGGAGATGCACTTTTACACATTGTTTGTCTTCCTCCAACAAACTGCTCAATACCGGTCGCTACAATTCTTGCATTGATTTTATTGACACGGACATTCCTGAAGTCCGCGTCGCCAGATTCTGAAAGTTGCCACCCGCGCGAGTCTCTTGCAAATGATCCAGATTGCATAACCGACTGCACAGTAAGTCTTTCGGAGGCATTTAGTATAATGTCCCTACCGGACACAAGCGACAGCGACTGCTCTGAAGTTATTTCACCTGGAAGCGAGCCGGAAAAGTCAATGTCTCCGTTTGTTACCGTCATGCTTCCGTTTATGTGCAGTTTGCTTTCGGGCTGTGTTCCAACCCCTACCCAAGAGTTCAGTGTGTCAAGTGTAAGAACCGGAGCTTCTCCATCGCTTTTATAGAACATGATTGCATTTTCGCTGTCAATTTCTGGAAACAGTTTCTCTGAAATCTTGTTTCGAAGCTCATCTATGCTTTTTCTCCCGAATGTTCTGTCTGACTTGCCGGCAAGGATGTCCCAGTCGTAAACAGATATGTTGTGTCTTATGTACTGTTTGTGGTCGTCATCAGACAGTCCGTCAAGGAGTCCATGGTCATTTGTCATACTGCGCAACGACAGATATTCTGTTTGTGTTATATGCCTGTAGTTTTCGCTGTTGAGATTTTCAAGGAACCTGTGGTCTTTTGCGTAAATAGTATTGCTTCTGCTTGAGGAGCCGATAATATTTTTTGCAGGCCTCGAGGATGACCTTGCTCCGTGCTCTAAGTCGTCGAGTCTTCTTAGTATCTCTATAAGTGTTCGCTCTAAATGTTCCATGTCACACGCCGCCAATCGCAAATATCATGTCAAATGTTCCGGCAGTCTCTTCCGGCTCGTCGTTGTCATCATCACCGTCATCTGGCGGGCCAGAAACATCGCCAGTCCATATAATCCCATCCAGCGTTACTGCAAGAGAACCAAACTGATACCTCATCTCCGACTCGACGCCAACTCTGTAATAGTTTCCGTACTCACTTTTTGGCGTCCCGCATGTTAGTACTATCCAATACGTTGTTCCTCTCGTTATTGTTACTGGAGTCTGCAGGGCGAAGCGAATCCAAGTATACAGCCCATCTGGAATAAAGTCGTATGCGACAACCGTTGGCTGGGTCGACAGCTTTGAAACGGGCTTTGAAGAGTCTCCAGAATATATAAACATTGACACATCTCTCTGTGGAAGCCCTACTCTGCGTATCTGAATATCTACGTAACTAATGTCAAAAGTCTCTCTGTTTTCATCAAGCGCAAATGATTGAGCGACGCTATGGTGCTTATAGAACAGCGGCACGCCGAGATTTTCTTCGTCTTCTATTCTCTCGTTTTTAATAATCGGGTCATAATCTTCAAAGACAGGAACATCTATTAATAGCTCTTTTTCCATTTTTGTAGATATAACAGAGATATCTTCATTTCCAGAACTGTCGACAATGATTTTAAACTCGTCGAGATGAATATTTAATGTCTCGCCAAGATACCTGAAGGCAACAATGTCACCAAAGCCATAGTCCAAGCCAAACTGTATGTCAGAGTCCTGCTGTATATGCGCGTTGAGTACCATGTTTTTGTATTTGTGCTGCAGCCACGAACGGGCCTCCGCAATGACATCTTCGTATGTTAGCGAGTCTCCAGTCGTAATAAAGTCCTCTTCCCTGCCAAATGGCGAAAGTTCAATCGCGCTCTCATTGGCAAGTGTAGCAAAAAAATTGTTGGTGTCTTCAGTTTGCTTTCCGGAATATACAAATGTCACTTGGTCGGATGCGTCTACTTCTGCGGACGCGTAATTAAGTCCACTCCCCATGATATTCGCAAAGTCTGTATGGTGCGATAAATACAATGGCGACAGAGAGTCGCTCCCCCTGTTTGTGCCGCGCTGTCCAGTATATGTTCTAAATATCAACTTTTCGAGCTGTTCGTCATATTCTATGTCATAAGACAGATATACACCCTCGGCAAGTGACTTCTCGCAAATTTGTGTCAGCTGCGGGGCTATTTGCTGAAACGCGAAGTCGTCTACTGTGATTATCGCGCCCTGGCTCTTGTCTTCTTCTACTGCAAGCCACTGTGTTATGTCTCTTTTCCAGTCGACCGCAAGCTCGCCAAGATTCTCGCGGATAATCGCTTTCAGCATGTCATCTGCATGCATGTTTTCCTTGAGGGCGTATGGCGTTCCCGCGACATACGCGACAATTCTTTTTTTGAGAATGTGGAGCGGGTCGTACGCAAGGATATGAATGGACTCTTTGTTCTGTTCGTCTACCTTGTGGCGAACAAGTTTTATCAAAAACTGAGTATCTCCAACCCGCATAAGTCCAGCTTTGTGCGTTTTTCTGTATACTTCTATTCGCCAGTCAATCTGAAAGCCAATGTCCTTATATCTCTTTAGCGGCAAGTCTATATATAAAGACCCAACGCCAAACTCACTTCTGAACAGCTCTATTTTATAGAAATCATCAATGTTAATAATTGGATTGTTGCGCTGGTCTTTTATCTTGATAAAATATTCTGCCATTATCCACCAACATATTCAATTGCTTTTGCGATAGACGCATATCTTTCGCGAAAAATTACAGAGACTTCTGACAGCAGTGGGTCTATGTCATCTACGTCGCTGCTCATTATGTTTTTTCCTGGAACAAGTTTTAGGTTCATATCAGAATTGTCAAGTATGTGTCGGTGCATTCCAAGCCCCATCTCGGAGCCGTATCTCGGAAGGGTAACTATACGCGCGAGATCGTATGGGGCAACTTGGTATCCATCAACATGCAGCTCTTGCGAACTTGTATGATTTGAAAGTCCCTTAATTGATGCCGGCCCTACAATCCGAAAGTCAAATGGGGTGTTTTCTCCGTTGTTAATTATTGAAACATATCCGTATACAGTTGCATTGATAATATTATCCGATACAGGTGGTTCCTGTTCGGGAATAATGTGTCCAGGATTCACAGCGATGAACGCTTCGCCAGTGGCGAAACTCACGTGGAAGGCAGCCTGATAAGCATAACTTGTTGCATAAATACTGTACGGGTAGAACATGCCAGAGCTTTCTCCAGGCGCGCCACTCCAAGTGTGGTGATACCATATCAACGGAACATGCTTATTAACTGGCGTTAATCCATCCGCCTCAACTTCATAACAATCCAGTCCGTAAGAATAGGCAGGCGACAATACAAGGCGGCTGTCGATCATTTTTAGTTCCGAAACGTAAATGGTTGACAAAGGCACTTGCTGATAGTCTCCTGGATTAATCTCTGCCCATACTTTGCGCGAAAAAGGCGGGTTGAGATTTGTCCATATAGACGGGCCGTTCCGCTCTGGATGTGTATATGTTGTGATGAAAACCCCAGGAGACGGAGATGTCTGTTCGTATGGAGGAACTGTAAAATCAACTTTATATATTTTGTTGTTGCCATCCGTTACATAAATACTCCCGGTGTTTTGGTTTATTACTCCGGTTTGCATTGGTATAAATGGGTTTATTGGAGTGTTGACGCCCCAGTCGCCATTCGCGCGCCACCAAGTATAGAATGTTTCGCTTCCGTTCCACCAAACAAAATATGAAGTATACGGCGTCGCGAATGTGCTGATAGCCCCGCTGATAAACCCCGATGCTGGTCTGTATTTATACCCAGGAACATATCTTTGCCTGTAAAGCCTGATAAAATTCATCCCCCATGCTGGATAAAAATATTGCGTTCTGGCGATAGGAATGCCTTCCCACACTCCTGTACTTAAGTCCATACGAGCCATGCACTCTATTCCGCCAAGGTCTACGCCATCAATTGTTTCAAATGTACCACATACGTAAATTTTATTATCATCGCCGTATTCTACATCTTTGATCTCTGGTCCGTATCCGCCAAAAGCTGTAATTCCACTTGATATTGAATGCCACGTATTAGCCCCAGGTTTATATAACGCTATACAATTTGTGTTTGCTACCCCTCCGGCAGATGCGAAGTTTCCGACAACAATGGCGTCGCCAGAAGGAACAACTATAACCTTAAGTATTTCTCCGCCAGCGACGCCCTTTGTCGCTCCAGCGCCAAGCGCAGAAACACTCTTTGTTATATGGTTATATCTAAATATACTATTTACAGTAGTAGAAACGCCTCCAAGAACAACATCGGTAAATGTTCCATGGACAAAATACCCGCCAGTCCCATCTGGAAGTATATCTTTTACAACGCACAGCCCCATTCCATCGCTCCAATATGGCGGCTGATAATTATAAGGAGTTGGTCCAGAAAGACGCATGTCGAGTTGTTCCCATGTGTTGTCCTTGTCTTTTATCGTGAATATAGGAGATACATGTGCAGTGTCAGCAGCAAGCTGGTAGTACGTTTGGTATGGAGGAACTTCGTAATGTTTAATATAAGAAGAATAAACATACGGGTCTTCGCTGGTAAATGTAATTGCGATGTCCTCACTTGTCTCCGAGTCAATTGCCCCCTCGAGTCCAGATGTGTATCTGCAATATATATAAATTGGCTGTCCGACCCAATTCTTTTTCTCGCAATCCCAAATTCTAAACAGAAGTGTGGTGGGCTGATCCTGAATGTTGCGCCCTTTTGGTCGGAGAAGTTCGTACAAATCCCTGTGCTTAGTAAGAATATCTTGCATGTCTTTTCCGTATATTCTTCCGACAAGCGTAAATGTTCTTGTTCCGTCTGCTGTGCTGCTGTAAACGCCGCCGCCAGACGCGATGTCATTGATTACATGGTTTATGGGGTTGATGCCAAGTCCAACTATTCCCGTAAGCCTGAACCCGAGTTCGCTTAAGTCTACTTCGCGCCCGCTTTCGTACGCCCTGTCCGTTCTCACCGATTCTGAATAATACGAAGTTCCCCACCAGGAATACGCGCCATCGTAATTGTCATGTGAATATTGCATCGCATGTCCTAAAAACGGCAGAGTAACATACGGCTTATCTTCGAGCTGCCACATATCGGTATAAAATGGCGAGAGGTTTCCGAGCGAATCAGCCAATTGCGAAAGTTTCAACTCGAGTACCATGCCGGTTGGAATTGTAAATGTTAGATGAAGGCGCTGAAAACCATTGAGTCCAGAGCCGTAACTTCGCGCGGTTTCTCCATACTGAATGGTTTGCCCAGAGTTAAAAACCTGTAACAGAAATTCGTTGGACACCTCGCCACTATAATACGCGCTAAATGTATAGGTTCCAGCAGGCATCATGCCTGTTGTGTAATAAATAGACATGGACGGCATGTCGATGACTGCTGGCGCAATCTTCGCGCCTGCGCCAGTTATTGACATCGGTCTGTCCTTTGGCGAGGCAGATGCATTTTCAAGCGTATAAAACAGGTCGCATGGCTGCGTTCCATTTCCTGTCGCTCTATACGCAAATGGCGGAGAGTCTGTATTAAAACATGCGTTTTTTATGTAATTAATAGTGCGCTCTTCGGGGGCTACAATGCTAAAATACCCGTAACGATCCGCCCCAAGCTCGTAGCCATTTTCTGTTTTTGGTAGCTTTGTTTTTATTGCCATGTTATGCTGCTCGCATTCTTAGTATTTCGTATGCCTGAAGTTGAGTCGACGCGATAATTGGCGTACTCATTTTTATGTTCCAATTGTTGACACTCGTATTCGTAGTGTTTACATAACTTCTGTTGTTGCTATTTGTAATAGCGCCAACCCCCTGTTTGATATCAGTGGCAGCATCTCTTGCGACCGCCATCGCCCCCTCCGTTCCACCTGCGATGCCTTGCTCAAGTCCTTTCATGAGGTTGGCGCCAAATCCCATGAACAGTTTTGACGGCGATTCTATTCTCCAAAGTTGCGACATTGCATTGGCAATTGCTTGAGCCGCGGCCTGCGCCGCACTTATAGCGCTTGGAAGTTTTTGGTTGATGCCATTGATTATACCCTGAATAAGAGCCTCGCCAATACTCTTCGTCTCGGGGGTCGCAGGAAGCGGTATCTCAACCAGTGCCATGTCTGCCGTTATTCCAGTTGAAAAGCCGGCCACGAGGTCTTTTCCGAGCGACTCTCCGTACGCTGTAAAATCTCCCTCTATGTTAATAGTCGGCATTGGGATGTTTATCGGAGCAAGAGAGGTGTCAAGATTTGCATTGTCTAATATGTTTGTGAACAGTGAGTCCATGGTAAATGGCTCTTTGCCATTTCCAAGCGTGATTTCCGAAAGCGTAGTATGGACTGGCACTGCCATCTCTGTTGGGTCTACATCGCCAGTGCCAGCCTCGGCTACAGCGCCTTGTACTGCGGTTCTGAAATTTATACCAGTGTCTTCTGGGAGCGTCGGCTTCGGTTCCAGTGGAACTTCAATCTCAGTCGGCTCTCCTTCGAGCAGCTCCATTCCCAAAAACCCTCTGATTTTATTTAGAAAATCGCGGGCCTTTTCTGCAGCATTGTACACATCCTCTCCTGCGACTATATTGGCGAAGTTTTTCATTGACTCCGCGATGCTGTCGAGGGACTTTGTCAGCGGAGTGGCGTCAATCATTGTGCCAGCAACATCGCTGACAGTTTTGAAGAAGTCGGCAATGCCATCTGTGCCGCCGCTGTTAGCCACTATTCCGAACGCGTATACCCAAGCAACTATTTTTTGTACGAAGTCCAACACTTCTAAAAGTTTTTGAACAGGCAAAAATACAATATACGCGATGGCTGCGCCAAGTCTTTCAAGAACGCTTATTCCTTCCGACCCGCCAGCCATTGCGCTAAGTCCCTCTGCTATCTTAAGTATACTTAAGCCAATTGCTGCGCCTGTATCTCCGACTATTGACAACATATCTCCGTATATACCTGCAAATGTCGTGAAGTGCGCAAGGCCAGTAGCGGTGTCTTCGTCTGCGAACTTGCCGATCGCAATTCTAACTTTGTCGATTTGCCCAATTGCAGTCCCGACAGATGTAACAAAATTGTCGAATGCTTCAGTTACATCCTCGAGTGCTTCTTTATCAAGTTCGCTTGTCGGGTCGGCAACCTTAACTCCAGCGTAAGTTGCGAGCGTGGACAGGAGCTCTATGAGCCTTGTAAGCCAGTGATCTTCGCCAAATGTGTCCGCGGAAACTCCTGCAAATGTATTTAAAATGTCCGTGACAAATCCGGCGAGGTCGGCAACAATTTTTGGCCCATTGTCCTCTATCCATGTTCCAAATGTGGATATCCAGCCAGGAAGTGTCTCGCCAAAAAATGTTTTAATTCCAGGAATAAGTTCTTCGGTTTTCCATTTGCCGAATTTGTCTTTCATTTTTTTCCAGAGCTTGTCTATTGCTGGAGCTATATAATCAGACCATGCGAGGTCAATCGCATCTTTTATCGTAGGTCCAAAAAAGTCTTTCCAAAGCGTTCCAAACACATCGTCAAGCGACTGCTTGAGCGCTTCTGGGTCTACATCGACGCCCTTCATAATGTCAGTCATTATGTCATTAAGGCTCTCTATTCCGCCAAGTACAAGGTCTCTTGAGCCAAATGACAGTCCAATGCTCTTTAAAATAAACGGAAAGTCCGCAAATCTTTTGCCGAAGTCTTCTGTCCCAAGCGCGCCGACCATGCTGAGTAGCTCGTTTGTAAATCGCCTAAGTTGAGATAGTGGTCCAGACCCAAAAAATGTTCCAGAGACTTTACGCGCGTTAAGCATTGCAGTTGAATACGTGAGCACCAGGTCTGTAACGACTTTGAACGCCTTGCCCATTCTGTCGAACATGGCAATTTGCTTTTCGCTCATAAGTGTATTCTGAATAAAGCCCTGCACGTGCTTTGCAACTACCTCAAAAACTGGGGCTATTAGACGCCAGCCTATCATGGTCGCTATATAGTCTTGAATATTAGACTTCACAGCTTTCATCGTGACGCCCATAGACAGCGCGGCATTCGGGTATTTGTTCTCAGCCATTTCAATAAATGCATCGAAGAACTCGTCGATGGTAAGCTTGCCGGTTGCTATAAGGTGATTAAGTTCTTCTGTAAGCTGTCCAGTCTTGATGCCTTCGAGTGCTTTTCCAGCCTGTTCTGCGGTGAGCCCAAACCTTTGCATCACATCGCCTTTTGAAAACTCCTGAACAAGTCCCTCGAACTCCTGTCTGGTTATTTTCCCGTCCGCCCCAAGCTTTGAGAGCTGTGTGTTTATTGCTGCAAACGAGTCTGCGGTGAGCTCTCCATTATCTGCCATGTCCTGAAGTACCGCATTAATGGCCTGCATGTTAGGAATGTCGTAGTCGCCAATAAGGCCTGCGTTTTTAGCCATTTGCTCGAGCACTTCGTTTACCGGAACGAACGAGCCGCGCGCCAAGTCGCGCAATTCTGTTCCGGTAATCTTTCCTTGTGCTCTCATCTGCCCGAAGTTTTCGATGATTCGTTTCATTTCGACGTCGCCGAGCCCCATACCCGTCGCGAAGTCGAGCACGGATTCGGTGAGTTTCTCCGCTTGAGTTGATGCGAACCCGTAAGACATTGCGAGCGTGTATACATTAAGAATGTCTTCCGCGTCGTAAATAGTTGATACGGCTAACATGCTTGTCCACTTGACAAGCTCCTGGGTTGCGAGCGTAGCCTTTTTGAGCGCTTCTTCGTGCTGTTCAATTGTTGTCGTTCCGCCGTATTCAGTTCCGACAATCTCGTTAAGCATTAATGTTCGAAGTCTGTTAAATGTTACCTGATATTCGGTTGCTGACTCCGCCGCGCTTTTTGCCATGTCGCGCATTTTCATGCCGAGCTGCCACCAGACGCGGCTTAAGTTCATTCCTACTGCCATTTCCATGACGCGCTGCATGGAGCCGCCCATGTTGCCGAATAGCCCTGATATGACCTTAAACGGAGCGGACGCTATTTTTGTAAGGGCGCTCCACAAAGTTTTTCCAATGGCTTTTGCTGCATCCCACGCAATGCTCACGAGTTTTTTGAGCGCATTCCATAGCAAATTTACCGCACTTACAACTGCCTTGGCTACTGCAGTAACGGCTCTTAGTCCGAGCTTGAACGCGTCCATTGCCACCATGACAAGCGCAAGCTGCGGTGCGGTGACTGCAAGACCAGCATTGAGCGCGGCTCCGCCCGCAGCGGTCTGCGTAAGTCCGCCAGCAAGTTTTGTGCTTGCGGTTGTCGTTTGCCCAAGTATGGACGAAAAAAGCCCACTACTAACAGTTGCCTGTCCAAAACCGCCCGTCAGCGTGCTGAGCATCTGCCCAAAGATTCCGGTTTGCTGCGACGCCTGTTCGACAAGGTTGTTGTAGGCCTGCTTCTTTGCGATAGCATCTTCGGTCGCATTGCTCGAATTCTTTATTGCGTCCGCAATGGCCTCTTCGGTGTCGACAAGGTCTTCGTTTGTTTGCGCAAGCTGCTGCGTCGAGTTTGTGTATTTTGCCTGCTCTTTTATAGAAGCGGCGTAGTTTTTAGATTGTTTCTGAAGCTCTAAATTGGCCTCGTTAAGTTTTTTTCTAAGTTCAGCGAGTATTGGCGCAAGTTTTCTGGCATCTACGACATACATCTCGCCGTCCTTTCGCCTGCGAGCAGTTGCCTCGAGATTTTTAATCGCTTGCTCGTATTTTTGCACCTCCTTCACTGCTGCGTCGTAGTTTGAAAGCGCAACCGCAGGATCGCGCATTGTCAGATTAAGCGCCTGAATCGTTGCTTCGAGTGTGCGTGCCTTTAATGTAAGTGTTCCGTATTTACGCTCAAGATTGGCGACATTCCTTTGCGCCTTGCCAGCCATTGTGTCGGCAAGTTTAGACTGAGACGCGGCGGCCTTGAGCGATGCCCTGTCAGCCTGCTCTACTGCTCGTATGTATCTAAGAAAGGAAAGCGCAAGATGCCCGATATCATTCGCTACCCCTCTGATGCCGCTTGCTACTACATTTACTCCGAGTGTGTCAAATGCCATTGCCGATACTCCTTATGCCGCCTTTGTCTTGACGTAGTTAAGTGACGCAGAGATGCGATACAGCGCGACCTCTTTGGCTCTGTCGAATGGCGACAATGCCGCCCACTCAGGAATAGTGTACCCAGCCTTCGACCTTGCATCGTGCTCAGTGTACGATGATACCCATCCAAGAGATGCGGTTGGATGGATGACCCTTATGTCTATTGTGTCATCGTCACTCGCGCCAATCTCATGCGCCGGTATTCCGTCAATCAGAATCCCGAAAGTTGTCGGCAGCGTCTTTGACGTCCTCTTCGGCTACGCCCGACAGTCTCCCAATCGCAAGGGTCAATTGGTTGATGTCGCCTTCTCCGGATTCGTACGCGCCTCCAGCCGCGGCGCGATATTTGACCCAAAACACATAGCGCTCTTCCTGGCTCAGTTCACTGATTTCATCTCTGCTCCATCCGCGAGCTCGCAGAATTGCGCGAAGTTCATTTGACCATGCTTCGCTGTCTGGGGCGGGGAAATCTTTTGGAACACTTTTAACAAATGTTCCCATAAGAATCATCACGTCTATGACCGCCATTGACAGACCTACGATGTAGTCGTTGTATTCTTTTTTGTACTTTGGGTCATCAGGGTTTGGTTCTTTGCGCCCAGTATCTTTGTTGTACCATGTTGGAACCTGCGGTTCTTTGAACTCGCGTCGAATGTCGCTCATGGTAAACTGCGGAACTGGCTTAACGCCAAAGACTACGCCGGTAGAGACCTTAACCGTGTTAAGGTCAGTCGTGCGGCTGGAAGCGCTTTGGGCAATGCCAGCCGCACGCTTTTCAGAACTTTTTTCTCTGTTATTGTTTTCAGACATATTCTCCTCCAGTTAGAAAGAAATGTTTTATTTTATTTTATTTTATTTACGCAGCAGCGTCAGAGCCTGCCACCACAATGCCGGTACCGCCTTCACTGACGGCGCCAACAATGAACACTTGGTTTGCGTCCAGTTTGCAGACGCCGAGCTTGTTGAACCGCACAGCGGTTGGCATCGACCCAGCAGATGTTGCTGGCTCGATCATCCAGGTGCGACCAGCGTCAAGAGTGCGATAGATACGCCCAGTGCCATTCACGACGGCCGAGACGTACCCAACACTTTCACCTTGCCACACAACATCTTTAATTGCAGATGGCGTCGCGCCAGGCAGATAAATTTGAGTCCAGTGGCGCCCGGAATCGTATGTGATGTACATCTTTCCGTCAGAGGTACCAATAAGCCATTCTCCAGAAACGCGCATGGCGACCGCTGTAATATCGGTGCCAGATGACACTGGTGTAGTCGGCGAAGCGTTGAAACTTTCGCCGTTTACAGAGTAAACAATAGCGCCGTTTTTTCCAACAGCCACGACATGGGTGCCGCTGTAAACAGCTATCGCGAGCAGGTCTTCGGATGTTGCGACTCCGGCATCGAGAACCGTTACGCCAGATGCAGGCGCGTCAGTCATGTAAATGTACCCTCCGTCAGCAGCGATGAATGCTTTCACGCCAGTTGAGCGGATTGCGTTAGGCGCTTCCACGAAGCCATTGGTAGTCTCCGTGAACTCCGGACTGAAGCTTGCGTCCTCTGGATAGTAGAACGGCGAGATGTCTGCGTAGCTGATGGAGCCAGCATCATTGGATATAATCACGAGATAGTCCCCAACATCAGCAATGCCATTGGCTGCTTCCGTAGTCAGCAATGTGTCAATGTCCCGAGCGTACCAGGTATTTCCGCCATCAACGCTAAACACTAAATCGGGCGGAGTTCCAGGACTTCCGCCAGCGGCGGCGGTTACAGCAAATACGAGATTGCAAGAGCAGCTCGCGCCAAAGCAGCGGGATGACTGTCTCACAAAGACATCATTTACTTCGGCTGTCAACAGCGAAGATGCCTTGCTGAAATATGACATGCGCACGAAGTCATAAAAGTTTCTGAACGAAATGCTTAGTGTCTCGCGAATTTCTGCGCTTTCATCACTCTGGAGCGCGCCAAGGTCGTCGGTGCTGTAGCCCGTGACCCGAACATGCTCGAGAATTTCGCCTTTCGCGAAAGTAGTTGAATCACTCGGGTTTTCACAGTCGCCGAACTGAAGCCGAATGTCAAACGGCTCCTTGCATCGCTCGAGATACTGTAAAAGCGAGCGAATATTTGATGGGAACTTTGCGATGATTGTCGCGGTGTAACGAGAATCTTGGCCGCTGATCTCGTCGACTTCCAGATACTTGTCGTAGTTGTCTGGGTCTGGAATCTCTACTGGCGTAATTTCGCCATGTGTTCTGCTTACGCCCGTCAATTTCGCGTAAGATGCGTATTGAAGGTCGTGGTCAGCGCGAGCTCTATTCTGAATGATAAAGATGCGCGCGTTCCCAGTCTTAGCAGGAACATAAACGTTGCTCATGGATTTCATACCATTTACTCCTTATTCTTTTGTTTTTCTATTAGTCTCAGACGGGCCACAATCTTTTGTGTCACGACCTTGTTTACAGCTGCGCCTAATTCATCTGGCCTTTTTTGAAACTCCAGATAAGTAAAAAGTTTTCGCTTGACAAGTTCGTTGTGCAGCTCTACTTTGGCTTCGTCAAGAATGTCATCTAAAGGTGGCGGCTCGATTCTTATTCCTGCAGACAGCTCATCTGTTCCAGCGTCTCTTACGATACTGATTTGCTGCTTTCCGTCTTCGTCAGTGTATTCTACCAACTTCATTTATTATACTCCATGTCGTACGTGTTTTTATAACCTTTTATCGAACTGAACAAGACTCTTGTACGCGAGAAGCTCACCATACCTTGTTCCAAATGGATTGTCGTAAATAATATCATGAAACATGCGATATGATTTGTCCGCCCCAGAGACACTCATGTCGCCTTGGAGCATGAGTGTGTGCGCATAGACTTTCGTATTTCCAGCAAGTGGTCTTCCGAGGCGTGCCGTTGCAATAAATGAAATAGCCCGCGCGAGCGTTGGGTCAAGGTAGTCACCAAATCCATTGTCGTATTCCTGGCACTTGTTCCCGCTGTAATACCATAACTTTACAAACTGCGGTGTTCCGCAGTACACTTCATCTAATGGCGTCACTGTGACAAAATCTGCGCGCGCATTTTTGAGAGACATGTATCCATTCTGCTCAGTTCCATCGCTGTAAATAAATAAAGCACTTACTTGAGATGTGTCATTATATTCTCTGTAAACATCAACAACATCAACAAGATTGTTGCTATTACTTATATCAATATTAATACTATTGAGGTCGTTGCTTATGTTCGCGTGCTTAATCTCTGGCTTGATAAATTTCCATGCATCAAACTCTATTGTGAGCATCGAGCCATTGACGTATTTTCTTTTTGGCGGTCTTATCTCGTAAATTTGCTCTCCATGATTGCCGTCGAAATAGACTTTGTATTCGTGTTTGTTGAAACCAGTTATGCCTGTGTTGATAACGACGCGCGCCGTTTCTGTCCATCCGTCTCCGTCCAAGTCCACATATTGAACACAGGCATTAGCCGCGAATGAAACCGCGCGCCTTCCACCTGCGATAAATTTGCGCTTTCGTATACGAACCGCCGACCTGCTTCCGCGAACATCGTACATCGCCTTTCCAGCAAGTGGGTCGTAATGGTCTGGCAAGTCAACAAGTTCCTCTTCTGTCCATGTAGGCGCAGGCCAGTAACCAAGAAATTGAGAAACCTCGTATTCGGCTCTGCTTATTTCGTACGCAAGCTCTTCTCGACTTACGTTGTTTCTCAAGTCCCACGAGTGCTGCTGCCAAGTCACTTCAACATTTGGCGCGCCAGCACCATGCGGAAAAAGCACAGAGCCGTCTGGCAGATTTATCTGTGCGCCCTGATTAAAGAACACTGGATTGATGCCCATGATTTCAGCGTACCTGTCTATGCTTAAAAGGGTTTTTGTTTGGACAACAGGAAAGCCAGTTACGTAATCAGCTGACTCTTCGATGATGGGGTCGGCAATTACGTAAATATGTATCACTTGCGATTCCGGCTGAGTCGGAGCATCAACTGTTGTAATCTCACAAGTTATATCGTATACCTCCCCGACGGCACCGCCAGAGACAAGGACACTTACAACATTGTCTGTTTCTGAGCTTGCCAAAACAGTAATGCCTTCGTCGGCTGTTATTGTGTAACTTGCGATGTCTGCCCATGCAGACCAGTCAAATGCAAAGTCGACTTGCGAGCTGAGGTCTTTTGTAAATGTCTGAGTCATTTGCGTTCCTTCTGCGCACACAGTAGCGCCTGTTTATTATACCACGTTAGCTTATTGCGCAGAACTGTTATCGTGGAACTTTTACAGTTCTGTTGCTTGCGGGAGCGACTGCGTTTGGCACAGTATAATCCCTACTGTTTGTTGGCGCACTACCATTTTGTACGATATACGTCCCGCTGAGTTGGCATGGCTCTTGCGCGACAAAGAACGGGATGAAAACCACCCTGCATGGTGGTGTCGCATTTAAGCAACTCCCCCAGTAGGTGCTGCCCCAATAGCCGCTGCCCCAATAAGTTGCGCCCCAATACTGCGAAGCCTCTGTCATGTCAAGTCCAGTGTGACGGCGGTGCGGTTATTGTTTGCGTCAATAGTCGCTACGATTACATCGGAAGTGTCATCGATGCCCCTGAATATCAGGGTGGCTGTACCGCCGCCTGATAACTTGCCAGCCAGAGCTGCGCTCATAACTTTCAGTAACTGTTCGAAGGTGTAAGTACCAACCACGACCTCGTTCATGATGTCTGAAACTGCAATGTCATTCAGCCCAGTTATTGCCGCTGGAATAGTTGTGCCTGTATCCTCAACAATCGCATCCAACTGGTCACTCAACGTTTCCAGCGTGTCAGAGTCAGCTCCCACCCGTGCAACCTGCGTCGAGCCAGTGTCAGCCGACTTCAACGGGAACGCGGTAGACTCGTCAAAAGTGGACGCCTTGATAGCGTCATCGGCAAGCGTCACCAGCAGAACGGCGCTCTCAAACCACCTTGTAGACCAGTCCGGCGTGGAAGTGTCACCAGCCAAGCCGTCCACGTAGACTGTAAGCACATCGCCATTCCTTACGGTTATCCAGCCGGATTGCCCTGAGATTGCGGTCTCGCCTGGAGCGGCTGTCATTGTCGTCTTTGGCAGAATGACGTAGGCAGAACCAGCACCCCCAATCTGGCGCGTGACGTACATAACATAATCGCCGTCGCCAGCCACTTGGTCAATGCTTACGTCTACCATTACGAGTTTATCACCTGTGGAGGTGTAAGAGCCGACTGTGGTTGGATCGTGAATGTCTACGTTCGTTCCGGTGTCGGTTTCGATGTGAGTTAGTGTAGCCATGTAACCTCCTGAGTTACGAGTTAGAGTGCGTTCATTGCTGTGGTAAGATTGCCGATTTGAGTGTCTGTAAGCGTGGTGCTGTAAATTGCGGCACATTGGATGTAGGCTGCAATTGGCGCATAGCCTGGAGTTGTTGCATCGTGCGTAGCGCCTATGTAGGCAGTAAAAGTATCGCCAGCAAGGTCTCCTAATGATGTCAAATCGGCAACAGGACTCCCATTATAAAAACCCTTATATTTTGCTTGTGCCAGTACGCCTGAAGTTACGGCATCATAAGCGACAAACGTCGCTCTTCGTACAAAGTAAGTTGTTGGTGGTGAACCCCTGTTAGGCGCAATACAAAAAGATACATATGCGGAGTGGTTTATCGAACCCATAAGGTATCCGTTATTTGTCACATTAGAAAATCTAATAATGATGGTATAAGCGTCTTTCAACACTAATGAGGTATTAAGATATTCGTTTTTACCGCCAGCAAATTTCCACCCATTAGTCGCATCCCATGTTGGTGCTATTGAACCAGCAGAACAATTGTAAGTTCCAGGATTAACCAAGTTGACCTTGCTTGCTGCATAGTCCGCCGCCCCCTTTGGCTGGTATGCCGCAATGCAACTTGTGATTGTGCCATCTAAATCCCACCAACCACCGCTTGCGACTACAGCCGCCTGGCTTTTAGGCTGGAAGGTTGGCGATAGAACGCGCCCGAATGTTGATGCGAATGTCATTGTTTCCTCCAGCTGGCGACCCGAAAAATCCATCTTGCGGGATCGCCGTAAGCTTCCCTGAACGAACCTTGCATGCCAACTTTCGTCGTTTCCTTCATATCATTAAACCAATGCCTTTAGTGTAATTCTGGGTGGTGCTCCCATAAGGCGTCTACCTTTTCCTCAAGCGTCTTTTCGTCTGACGGAGGCGCTACTACAACCTTCTTGACATAGGCAGGGTTTCCGGAGCACCATGCCCCAGCTCCAACTCTAAGCCATCCGTTCGACTCTTCAAACACATCCAAAAATGTTCCACGCGAAACAGCGTACAATACCTTGTGTCCAGTTCCAATGCCATCGCGTATATTCAGCGCATGAGTAATAACTTCAACTTGATATAACATTTCATTGTCCTCTTCGTCTTCATCGTGTTCTATAATAAGTGGAAGTGGGTCTATCGCATTGTAGACGTATCCACCAGGGACTTGCGGAGCCGGAATGTCCAATCTATACTCGAAATGCAAGTGCGGACCAGTGCTGAATCCAGCGTACGGGTCATCCGTTGCTCCGCCAGACAGCCCAATTATTTGACGCGCGACAACTCTGTCGCCAACCGCAACGCCCCTGCTGGACAAATGTCCATAAATTGTAACACCATGAGAGTGCCTGACTCTTATGTGTCTTCCGTATCCAGTTGTGTCATCTCGCGAAACTTCTACTACGCCATCGGCTGCAGCGTAAATTGGATGCCCAACCGTATAGTTAAAACCGAAGTCTATGCCATTGTGCCCGCGGGAAGTCGGGTACCAAGCCGGATTTTCGCCAAACCGCTGCGTAATATACGCCAAGCGCGGACACGGTCTGTACAGTGCTGTAAGTGGAGGCGCTGGACTTGGTTCGTTTGAATCGTCATCCGCGAGATATGCAACGTATTGTGCATCAGAGCCATAAAAGAGATTGTGGTCTAATCCGCCTGAATACCCAGGAAGAACCAGAGAGCTTCCAGAGTATTGCCAAAGAAAGTATTTTGACCATCCCTCTGGCATGCGATATTTAAGCAGGTATTCTTCAGTGCATCCGTAGCAAGCAACCCAAAGCTTTCTGTTTGTATAGTAGGCGCCAGCCATGACTTCTCGCCACTGATACATTGAAGTGTAAATGCCGAGTTCGACTGACAGCCCAGCTTCTACATCTTGCATTATAGCGTGTACCGTTTGTTTCTGTAGAGGTGCGGTTGGCGCCTCTTCTCTTTCAACATCAAGCCAGTAGCCAAGAGGAAATCCGTCTTTTGTCAATAATTTTTGACCGAGATATTCAGGCCCAAGAATACGACCCAAGTCAATCTCGTAACGCCTCGCCTTGAACTTATTAACTTCTTCGATAAACGTTCTCGACTGATTGCCAGTTGGTTGATATTCTACTGGGAAAAAATATACGCCAACTGGAATGCCGCGCCGAGTAAATTCGTTATAGTGTGTTTCAAAATAGGGCTCTTTGCCAAACGGACTGTCATATTTAGAGCCATAGGAGCACCTGATAATAACACCACTGATATTGTCGGAAAGCACATCATAGTCGACATCGTCTGGAGATTGCCACTTGGACACATCGGTTATAGGTTTCATCGTTAGTCCTTGTGCAAAAGCCTGTTCATTGCTATTGTTAACTCACTCAATCCATACATAATTACAACAAGTCTCAGTGGAGTATAGCTCATGAAAATAATAACTGCCGCCGCAGATATAAATGATGCGCACCAGTAACAGTCGCACATATTCGCAAGCCATCTCAAAAAGTTCTTTTCAAGTTCGCTTTTCCTTGTCTTTGAGTACTCAAGTATGTTCACTGTGCTCAAGAAAGTGACAGACCTTTCAATATAAATTTGGTTTGCGAATCTAACAGAAGCAAAAGGCGCAAGAATTATACTCGCAAGTAGAATTATAACATACGCAAGTGTCATTTATTGCTCCTTATTCCATCGCCACCGGCTTTTTGACCGGCTCTCTTTCTGGCATATTTGCAACAACTGGCTGGAACAAATGCGGGGAAACCTTTGCGTCGTCCTTATGAACAAGCATTTGCTGTCCGCCTTGCCTGTAGCCATAGTCAATGCGCGTAGCAGCGCCTACCACTCTGTGATTACCAACATTCTTACTTGTGTACAGCGCAAGAATAAACTCGTCGTCTTTCATTGAAAGTACATCGGTCTTCATAGCTGACGCGTATGCAACTTGCTTAATATTTGGATGAACAGTCGCCTTGCTGCCACCGCAACCACTGCATGGACTCATTTTAACTCCTGTATATTTTTTGACAATTTGTTTGATTGCCTTGTCATGGCTACTTTTTTCCTTTTTGTTAAGCCCGCTGCCGCTATTTATAATCAGCAATGGTTCCTGCACATGAGTATAACATGCGTCAATGTGAGAAAGTCTCCAATGATAATCTGCGTCCTCGATTGTTTTTAGAGATTCATCGAACCCGCCTACTTGTTCATGAAGAGCTTTCCCAATCATCACAGAGACAGTTGTCCACTCGTAAATATTTTCTTGAGGCTGTTTTTGCGCGAGAGAGCAGTCGTAGGCAAGCGATTTTACTAAAACATTAGCAAGCTTATTGCGTCTGTCGTAAGAGCGGAGGCGCTCGCCGTATTTGCCCCTTGCTGTCTGTTCGTCTGGCTCGTTAATAGAAAGAATATAATCAGAGTAAACAACATTGCCGCTGAGAATATAGGAACTGTACATTTTCTCAAGCGCGTTCGGGACAAGCACATCATCTGCATCGAGGAAAAAGAGCACATTGGATTTCGCATGTTTCGCTCCGATATTTCTCGCCGCGCCAGCGCCAGCGCCTCCGCCCGTTTTGTAATATTCTGGGAACGGAAATGCCACTTTCAAATCATTTGGCAAGTCCACGTCTGAATCATATACGACAACTGCCTCCCATTTTCGCAATGTCTGAGCTTCAAGGCTGTCAAGCGCATCACGCAAAACGTTTTCATGCCCAATGCCGCATGGAATGATCACGCTTATCTCTGGCAGGTCATACTGAAACACTTTGTGGCTAATTCCATTTGGAGTCGCGAGACTTGCGAATGGGTGCAGCCCATCTTTTACCCACGGATGATCTTGCAGCCAGTCGGCCTCTTTGTAATCTGCGTTGCCGCTAACCATGCCGCTCATCCATGAATAAATAAAAAGTGGCTTTTCACTTACAAGCGCGCCGCCCATTCCGAGCGCGCCAGCGCGAAGCCACATTTCAGCGTCCTCGCTTCCAGCGCCAACCGGCGAATACTTCCAGCGCTGTCCGCCAAGCCTTTCCCACACTTCCCTGCGAGAGACATTGCATGTAGGAACCTGGTTTTGTCTGCGGAGAAACTTGTCATATTGATACTTGTCCGGCCAATTAGACACGCCAGTTTCCCCTGTTGGCTTTATATACTGCAAGCGAGTATACGCCGTAAAGACGGATGGGTTTTGTTCAAGATAACTCGTGCATGTCTCAAGAAACTCGGGCGCAATCGCATCGTCCGCATCAAGACAGCAAATGTATTTTCCGCTTGACACTTTTGCGCCAAGATTTCTCGCTGACGCAACGCCTCCATTGTTCTTTTTTATAAACACAAGATTAATATCCCTGTGTTTTCTTATCATCTCCTTGACATGTTCTGAGGGGTTGTCGCTTGATCCGTCATCGACAACGATAATTTCTTTTGGAGCCTGAGTCTGAGCGCAAACACTTTCAATTGAACGAGATATGCTATTTGCGTAATTATAAACAGGAATAATTACACTTACCGTATTTGCTCTTGTCTTTTTCTCAAGAGCTCTTTCAAAAACTTGATACAACTTGTCTACTGAATCTTTCCATGAATAGTTCCGCGCGAGTACAGCTGAATTTTTGCCAAGAACAGCCGCGTTCTCGATGCAGTACTCAAAGCCGCGCGCAAGGTCTTTGTAATTATCCGGCTGCGCCAGATATCCATTAACACCATGCCTGACAAGAATTTGGTTGCCGCCATGGTCCCACCCAAGTATGGGGCATCCAGCAGCCATTGCCTCGAGCGTACCAATTCCAAAGGTTTCTTTTACAAGCGACAGGTATATTCCTGCGTGCTTGACAATGTCGCGCATTTTATCATGGGGCTGCTTTCCTATGACCCGCATGTTGTCTGGTGGTGTCCCGTCGCTAAACGTTGAGACAAAGTGATGATCTGGATACATTAATGCCAGCCGGTTTACTGCCGCTGGACTGCACACATCTCCGGGTCTGTTTTTGTTCCAAAGCGCATAGTCTTCGTGGGCGCCGCTGTGCGCCCATTCCTCATGCTCAACGGCATGATATATAACTGTCGGAGACACGTGCATGTCTCTCTGGAATACCTTTTGCACCCATTCGGACGGCACAGTTATTTCTTGCGCAGCTCGGACGGAGTGAGCTATGTCTGCATTTGCCATATACTCACCCCTTCCAGCGTTGTAGTCTCCAGTCCAGTACAGCCCATGAATAATGGCCACATCGCAGAGCTGTTTTGTAACTCCTGCGTGCCCAACTACAAGCTCGGCATCTTTTATAGAGTTAACAAAATCCACTCCGTGGTCTTTTTCAAGATACTCTACGTATTTGTGAACCGCCGCGCTTATGCCGGACGCCCCGTTTCCTTCACTCCCTTTTCCTGGGACCATTAATACTTTCATATGGGCTACTCTTTGCTCAGCTCATTTTCTGTTTTCTTTACTTTCTTTTGCCTTGTGCTAACAGGCTTTTTCTCTACCGGCTCTTTATGCTCTTCGACGGCGATGTCTCTTTTTGAAGTTCTTTCATCTGCTTTTCTGTAAATGCTTTCTGGCATGCTTTCCTCTTCTGCAAGCTCTGCTGTAGCCTCTTTTTCTGGCTTTGGTTCGCGCAATTTACGAAACACAATCATTGTGTCGCGCATTTCTACGTACTCGTAACTCTCATCGCGCATAATGGTTTCCTCGATTGTCGTATAAACATCCGGCCATTTTTCAGCGGTGTAGTCATGAAATGCGACAAAACCAGATACTGCCAGATGCGGAAGCCAGGCGAGCATATCTTTCATCAGCCCATCTTTGGTGTGATCGGCGTCTACAATAAGCATGTTAATTTTGCCATTTTTCCAGCCTGCGCCAACGGTCGAGCTGTCGCCTTTAATCTGGTTTGGCAAAAGGTGTTCCATTTTAGCGTTTTGAAATGCATGCAATTCGTTTAACATTCCACCGAACGGGTTGTCATCGTCTCGATGATCAATTGTGTAGAATGTCTTCGCGAGGTCTGGCCTTTGTTCTATAGTTGCCAACGCGCTCGTACCGACTCCAGCGCCTATATTGACAACGACCGATCCTTTCGGAAGCAGTTCTGCGACATTCATTAAAAGTTGAGCTTCTTCTGTCGTTAAAAGACCGAATGCCTTAATTAGTTTTTCTGTTTTTTCTTTCATTCTTCTTCTCCAGTTCTTTTTGTTCTGTTGAGTATTTTACCATTATTTCTTTATCTTCTTCTGTGACGCCCCTAAAGTTAACTTGTATGCCCTTTGCATCATTGGCGCCATTGACATATCTTACAGGGTATTGTCTTGTTCCAAATACGCGATACCCCTTGTCGTTTACGATGTTAGTGCCACCTAATTCGACGTCCCACGCAGAATGATTTTTTGGAGGAAGTTGATTGAGAACATCTATTAAAAGCTTTCTGTTCCAGATGCCGGCCTGCAGAGACATCTGATACTGACTTCCTGGCGCTTCAATGATATCATAATGTCCAACATAGCCTATGTCCCTCATTCCTCCAGCGTAAAGCCTGTCAGTTGTCAAGTCGACTCTCAAGACTTCATCGTCGATTATACCGGCGAGTTTTGCGACCCCGTCAGTGTCGACCTTGCGAACAAGCCAATAGTCTTCAAGTAAAATAATGACGGTGTTGTCGCTAATCGCGTTGAGATAAATCAGCAGCCCATCCACCCACTTATCTCTTGGAAAATCCACTGGGTCAACTGACACAATATTAAAGTTGCTCGGGAGTTGTATGTTCGGAATGGAGTAGCACATGACATCGACTGCGCCTCCCCAATACTTATTGAATAAAATTGAAAATGGTTTAAGAGCCCAATGCCTCTTGTTATAAACTGGAACTACAATTCGCATATTCTTATCCTCTTTTTTGATAATCTTTATTATACACTGAAACTTAGCGAAATGCAAGAAAAAAGAACGGCGAGGTGGTCGCCGTTCTTTTTTGTCAAAGGTTGAACCTTACTGTGCCGTCCAGTAAATGGTATCACTTGAACGGGTTGAAACTCCGCCATCAAGGAAATAGGTATCGCCAGGATACGGGGTGCGAATGTGCTGCAGAGGTGAGTACTTGATGTTCTGAATCTTGCCAGCAAGCTGGGGAGTCCGAAGGATGATTCTCTGTTCACTGCGGAGGTGGAGCTGATAGCACCAGCCCTTTTCATCGGTGATAGACCAGCCGTAAACGCCATCATCAGTCCAGAACGACTCTGTGCCACGAAGCAGACCGAGGTCTGTATTTGCAGCGCGATAGTCAAGATATTCGCGATAGGTGACCGGCATACTGCCATTAATGGTCAGCGGAACAAAGTAGAGGCTCGAGGTATACTCTCCGGAGCCCGTTACGGTGGACTCGTTAATGCCAGTGTCAACGATTACAGGATAGCGGTTGCCATTGATGTCAATGTATTTGCCATTGCGCATCGCATCGCGAGTCGCGACATTGACATTGTCATTAAGCACAACCATGCCGTCCGCAACATCACATCGGCTCGTCAGATATTTGCAAGGCCAGACCGCGCTGAGTTCAAACCACAGTTCTGGGCGCATAACAAGCACCCACTCAACCGGGTCGAGCCCCATACCAGAGGCATTGCTGCGCAGGTAGAATTCCATGGCAGACAAATACTCTACAATGTCCTTGCTTCCACCATCAATGTTCTCGCTTCCGAAGTCTTTGACATCTGAGTCAAGAGCTGGGGCAAGTGCGCCAGTACGCCAGTCAACAAGACCGGTCGCAATTAGCGTATCAAGTCCGCGGAACTGCGGGGCGACTCCAGTGCCCTGCCAGAAGTCTCTGCTTAAGGTGCGCTCTGCGCGAACCGCCGCATTAACCATTTCTGACTTTGTCATAATTTCGATGGCGCCACTTTCGCTAATGCCTGCGGGGGTTATGCCGGAATCTCCGAGCAGCCTTCCGCGCAGAATTAGGTCGGTCATGTCACCACGATTTTTGAGCAGCATGGTTTTGTAAATGTCGATAGTGCGAGTGTCCTTGCGGACCAGGCCGAAGGCGGCGGTGAGTTCCGCGCCCTTCATGTAGCCAGCAGGAGCATCCGCGCACGGCTCTTCTGGTCTTTCGGAGCTGTCCTCCATAATACCAAGGATAGTGGCAAAGGTCGGGTTCTCGTAGACGGACGGGATGAGCGGAAGAATCGCGCCAATACCCTGCGGGCGAGTCATCGCTGTGATAACATTTCTGTCAATCCCTTGTCCAGACAGCAATCCGCCCTGCCCATGCAGTGCCCCGGCATTGGGGACGGCGGACGCTTTGTTTAAGTTTTCTGCAACTTGCGACATTGCATCGGCGAGTTGCTGGTTAATAGATTTTTCCATTTTCTAATATACTCCTTATCAGTTTGTCTCGCCAGTAATTTTTTTGATAACGCTTCGCAAGCTAAATTCGCCTTCTGGCGCTGGAGGCGTCTCGACTGGAGCGTCGTTGTAGAGTGGATCGTTCTTTTCGAGCGTCTGGGCATCATAAGGCGACCTGGAAATGCTCTTATCAATAAGGCTTTTTCCGATAATCGAACTTAATGTGTTTCCAGGTGTAAGTGATTTTTCATTGAGCGATTTCTCGAGTTGCTTACTTTTTGTAGTCAACTCATCAACCGATTTAGCAAGTGCTTTTTCCATGTTGTCCAAGCGTTCTGTCACAACACTTGTAAGATATTCGATAGTCGACTTCAGTTGCCCAACCGTTACCGCCTGCGCGTCCTCGTCGACAGTCTCTTCTTTTGTTTCCTCGACCGTTGATTCGGTCGACTCTTCCGCTTTAGGCTCTACGGAATCGGCCCCAGACTCTTTGGTCTCAACACTTTCGCTTTCGTCTTTTGGTTCGTCAATGCTCTTACGCTCGCGCAAAGAATTCTCATCCGCCATTTGTTTGTTGCGGGATTCAACTGCAGCAATTTCATCATCTGACATGCCAGAGTTTTTGAGAAAGTCTTTTTGCTCTGTTGACATCATATTTTTCTCCTTGTCAAGTATATAAATACTCGTCATTTTATTTGCCGCCGCCACCAGCGGTAGAATACTTATTTCTATTGTAACATACTCATCTATAACTTTTTCATCATTTTCATTGCGCTTTACAAATGTCATTCCATGAGATGTTCCAAGTTTTGTATTCATCCTTGAAATGTTTTTAACTATTCTGTCTGTGCCATCGTAGAAAAATCCCGTTGCCATTGCGATGCCATTCTCGTCGTCATAGAAAAGATAATCTGCCTCGCCAATGGCTGTGCCCTTGAGGTGCCATAACCACAGCTCCGGATACGGGAGCTCTTTATTTTGGACTTTGTCTATGAAGTTCAGATGCGCACTTTTTGACAAAATATCACTTGGATAGTCGTCATCTAAATAGTTAGAAGAATACGCCGCAAGCCAGCGCGTCTTGCCGGTCGCCTTGTCCTTCCACAGCGTAATTGGCAAATTGCCATTTTGTCTGTCTGCACCACTTTTGAAAATATCTTTTATGTTCATCTCGTCTCCTTATTTCAATGCATTCTCTCCCTGAAGAGCAAGCGCAAGAAGCGCGCCAGATATGCTTTTAGGCTCAAGTAATATTTTATCTGGGGCCGTCCATGACACTGGCTTTCCGTCTGGGTCTACCAAAATAGCAATGGATATTACAGACAGCCCACTTGACTTCGCTACGCTCTGCAGCCGTCGAATTACGCTCAGCCATTCTATATTTATGTCTTCAGGTAACTTTTCGTTGTTCATTTCCGTAGTCCTACCATTCTAAGTTCATCGTGAATTAGTTTTCGCATTTCTCCAACAAACATTTTTCTGTGTTTGCTCGCTGTCGTTTTATAAAAATTTCTGGCCTCAATTCCTGGCCTCGTTATATTAGGGCTTATGTACGCGACCCCACCACTCCCCTTGCGCGAGCCGAGCCAGCCAGGGGCTGTTTTTGGAACAAAGTTTCTCGTCATTGCGGCGTGACGAACCTTAGTTCCCTTCTCTACAAACCCAAAGACAACATCGTCTGAATAAATGCTGACAGTTATGCTTTTTGCACTTATTCTGCTTTTTACATAGAAGTCCACTTTGTGGTTCCATGTTCTTGTCGCGCTCTTTAGGTCCCGCTCCATCATCTTGCCAACTTTTTTTACAAGACCTTCTGACCTTAACTCTATTCTGTTGACCATGATAGTCCCGACTGTTCGCGATGTAGGCAGAAATACATGCGGCCAAAGCTGATTAAGCGTCTTGTCCATCCCAGTCATTCTGAAGCGATAATAAATTCCTGCCATTTAGAGCTTTCCTGCCTCTCGGTCCTGATAAAGCCTGGTCTCATCTGTCGCATTTACAAGAGGCTTTGGAAGGCGCCTTCCAACACTTTCATTGTCCGCATATGACTCGTCTGGCATCACGGACTCGCTGTCCGACGGCCCCTGGGCGCCTCTCCTGCGATTTGGGGTAGAAACTTGGCGCTCACGCGGAGTGCCATCATAAACCATTCCATCGCCATCAGAGTCTCTTGGAAGTTTTTCGTTGACATCCAACTCTGTTGCTGGCGGAAATCTCCATTCGATAGCTGCAATTGCGCGGCGCGCCTTGCGAATCGGCTCCGCGGCCCTTGTACTGACAAGAAACTTCATAATTTCTATCTTCTTTTCGTCGGCGTTCTCTTCGGTGCAGTCGCCAAGCCATTTTTTGTAATCTTCATCTTCGCTGTAGAACAAAACCTCGACACTCACTCCTGTGTCAAGCCGTCCGTCCACAAGCTCGAGCTCTTCAAACTGTGCCTGTGTAATTTCCCCACGCTCAAGCATTAGCTGCCGTTCTACGCGCGCGTCCGTAACGCCTGCCTGTATATTTCTGACTCGCGTATAAGACCGAACGCTCCCTATTTCAGCGCTCTGTCTGTCCTGAGAATCATCCTGAAAGTCAAACTCTGCCTTAAGATAATCCGGCAAAACCTTTGTATTAATCATGTGCTCGAGCACGGCGATAATGTGCCCCGGCCCTTTGCCTCGCTGTTTAATGTGCGTAATAATGGCCTCGGCCTTGGATGAGCCCGCATCTATACTTGGGAACAGTTCACGCGCGTCTACGCCAAAAGCCATGGCGATGACGGCCATCCCGAGAATGGTGGACTCTTTTTCATCAAACCATTCCGGGGCTTCGTTTAAGCGAATTTGCGTCAGCTTCGGGTCAAGGTAGTTCTTGTTTCCGACAACCGTGTAAGTGCTGTACCGAGAAAGTCCAGACTCGTCGTCGTTCAGCCTTCCAGTTGTCATGGCCGTCTCGAGGTCGTCTGGGTCGAGTCCGCCACCAGTAATCAAAATGCCTTGCGACGGCCTGCTTCCCATGCGCTCCTGTTTGTACACGGCGATATCCAAAAGGTTTTGCGCAGTCGTAATGCACCGCGACACAGCCGAAAAACCAACATTGTTCATGTCGTATCTTGGTGACGGAGACTGCGAAATAGCAGCCACACGCGTATAGTGCATTTTGTACCGCTTGCCATATTTGTCTGTATAAACTACCGGAAACTCGGGGTTCGATGTTCGCGTGCACTGAGCGGCGTCCAGTACATTAATAGAATATATCATACCGCTTACTGGAGTGTCGGGAGCTCCATCCGCGATAAATTCCACAAACGCACCATTGTCTTGTGAGTGATAGTCTTCCACCCACTTGCTAACAAAATGTTCCCACCCGGCGCCGAACTCAGAGTAGTTCCTAAAATAATCTGTGTACTCTTCGGCAAGAATGACGTGCTGCCGAATTGACCTGTCCTTTGGAATTATTTTCAATGGAATCGCGGCAATCTTTGTACTAAGGTTGTACATTGCTCCAGAAAGATGATCGGACTTTTTCAGAAGTTCCCTAAGCTGCACATCCCTTCTGGCGCTCCACCATGGAGCTATCGCACCATTTTGCCCAGCGAGCATAAGCAAGAGAGAGCCACCGCCATCGATGTCTTCCTTTACCTCCTGCCTGACACTGCTGTCAATAGCTGCCTGCAAATTATTGTTTTTACTTCTCGCTGCCATTACTCTCCTTATCTGCGCAAACTTAGTCTGCGTATTTTCATGCGCATATTGTCCATTTGTCTAATTTCAGATATAATATATCGTTCACAGTCAAGCATGTGATACGTTTCTTTGTTCATAATCTCGTCGGAATAATCTCCATTTGGAAGTCGCTTTCGGCGATACGAGCTTTTCTCTTCTATAATCTTTGATAAATCATCGAAATAAATTATACCATCGACTGCGTGCTGCGCGTAAACACGGGCAATGCCAACATCCACATCGCTAACACTTGGCTTGTTTATCTGGAGTCCTGCTTGCGCAAACTCGGTTCGCCATTGGCCTTCGCTGCCGGCTCCGCCATAACAGACTGGGATCGTTGGCTCGCCAGACAGGATGTCTGCCACATGCTGTTTTATAGTCTTGTTGCCAGCGAGATATTCCCTGTACGCATACAGCTTTTTCGTTTCTGGCTCTTCCGCGTAGAACATCGCTGCCATATGCGTTCCGCCAAAGTCAACGCCAACATATCGCGCCCATGTTTCTGGGATGTGAAAACGCTTCGTAGTGTGCTTTTCGGATTCAAAATTATTATAAATCAAGAATCTGCGAGTTGTTTCTCGTCCGCGATAAAACATGCTAAACTCTTCTTCTGAAAGCGAGTTCTGGGCCTCCGAAAATTCCTCTCGAGAAAAGAGCGGGTTGATGGTAGAGTCAAACTGCACCAGGGTCGTATTGGTTTCTTCTGATTCCGTGTAATCAATGTCTCCTATCTCTGAATAAATAAATTCAGTTGTGCCAGTAGCGAGAGTCGGCTTAACGATACGCGTCAAAAACCAGTTGTAGGAATACAGCGTAGTAGTCATCAATATGCGACCGCGCCTAAGAGCAAGCCGCCTTCTGATAGCATTGTAAGCATTGTTTGTAAACGCATCCTGCCCAACCTCGTCGAGCCATGCGGCGGCGGCAGTAGAGGACTCCAGCCCAGCAAGCGCGTCCGCCGAGCGAAGGATAACCCGCCCCCACATAGAGTCGTCCGCGCGCTTTGCCATATACTCGCCTGTCTCTGGGTTTCTAAGCTCTATAACTTTCATACCAGACCAATATCTTCCGATTCCATAAATTCCTTCGAGTACATCCAATATGGACGGAAGCATTTTGAGCTTGAACAAGTCGTATGTTGCGGTGACTGCCAGATAATCCCCACGTCCCTTTCCGTTTACTGGGTCGTAAATTTCGTCGTACAGCCAGTGCGGGCCAAATGTGGTGTTGTGAGTTATGATATAGCTGTTTGTTATAAGATATGAATGGCTCGGATCGCTCACCGCGATGCACTTTGTTGGTACGGAGTCCACCGGAACGATCTTTGAGATCACCCTTTTACCGGCAAACCTTTCCGATGTGCAGCGAAAGAGTTCGGAGTATTGTTTATAGGCGACCGGCTGGGGGGCAGTGATAATAACGCGATACGAAAATCCAACCTGCCTGAATATAAGAAATTTATACACAGCCCTTGTCTCGATGCGAGCTATTGCTCCAACTGAACTTGCGAGTCGGGCAATGTCAGACGCAAGTCTCTCGTTGAGCGTGTCTATTACAACCTCTCCATTCGGCATCGCGACAGCGTTTTTGTCAAGAATACCGGCGAGTAAACTCCTTCTCATCGCGGGCTTTGCGCAGAAATAAATCTCTGGAATGTGCTTATTTTGAACAAGGTCGAGCTTGCGCATGTCTTCCTGCAGTATCCTTTTGAAGTGCTCTCCGGAAGAATCATTGTAATCTCCAAGCCACTTTCCGAGTATATACGGATGAATTAAAAGCCGTGCGTCGTCTGAACCAGCGACTGGCTCTGCTACATCGACAGACCACGAAAGCCCGTCCAGCATTCCTGCGTACAGCTCCTCCGTTCTTGCGACAATTTCGCCAGTTAGCCTGTCCCCCGTTTTTGCGTTTCTTACAAGCCACTGGTGATCCTTTCCCGCGATGACTTCTGCGCCATCATTAAATGTTATTTTATAACAATCGTGGTCGGTGAATATTGGAGATACGTATGTAATTTCTGTCGACTTTCCGTCGCGGGTATAAACTTCATCGCCGACCTGAAGTTCTCGCATATAACGCATTCCGCTCGGAGTGGCGACCAGTGTTTCAAGCGCCACATCCTTGCCGCCCTGCGTTCCCGCAGCCATGACGACATAACGCCTGTCACTTTCTGCGCATAAAAGTTGTCCCTTATGATATGGTACTGGCTGAAGATTTGCGCCGTGAAGGTGGTTCTTCGGCCAGCTCCTCATCTTGAACTGCCCAGCTTCCTGCTTCAATTTCTCTAACTTCAATTGCGTTATCGCGTCCGTACTGAGGTATTCCTGCAACGATTTCATCTGCAAATTCCGGCAGCTCCTTTCTCACCTGCTCGATGGTTATTTGCCCTGCAACAATGAGCGCTATGATCTCGGAGCGCCAGTCTATTGTCTTTACGGTTGTTGGCATGTCAAGCCCTAAAAGCTTTGCCCGCCGTTCCTGTGATTTCAGCAACCTGTCCATTGCCGCAAGTCTTATTTTTGGGGACGCCTCTTCGTCTTCAAGGATATCGTAGACGGCTTTTGTTACAAGGTCAAGGCGGCTGAGCTCAAGCGCAATGAACTCTTCTGTTGTTTCCCTTGTCTCTTTAATGGTGTTGTCAAGCTCCGCGCGAACATCGCGCCACGCATCCCGCTCATTGTATCCAGCCCAGATGTTATATTCTTTTTCCCCAGCAGCAGCTGCGCGATGAAGTTCATCAGCAATCTTTCGATAAGTATATCCGCGAACCCTGAGTTCAGTGGCGTAGTTTCTGCGATTAATAACCGATATGTTTTCTGGTGAAGTTTTGGCCATGCATATATCATACCACAAAAGTGCATAAAATTATGTAACAAATGTGTTATAATAAGAAGGCAAACACATTTTGCGCCTCCCTTCCTGCTGGACAAGGGCTTCGCAAGACTCTTCACTGTCCGCGTTATGCCAAAAGCTCACGCGAAGCCCCTCTGTCCTTCCAAAATAAAACGCCACTTTATCAGTGGCGTTTTATTCTTTCTGTAATATATTTAGCCCTTAGGCTTGTCGCTGAATGTATATCCGATAACTGGCGTGCCCTTAAGAGCCTTGTACGCAACTTCGCTTGAGAATATTTGTACAACTAATCCGAGTACATAGGCTGCGAGAATGAAATAGGCATTGACTGTGCTCCAGTTGACTTCGATTTTGAGAAAATAGATGACGGCTACGACCACGAAAAGTACAAGGTCGATGATTTTAGCGGCCTTGCCGGAGTCTCCATCTTTGATTATTCCTGCCAGCTTCAGAACGCTTACAATCATTGATACAAGTGCTCCGGAAGCCGCAAGGATTCCGATAATAGCAAGAATGTCTCCAAGAAAATCCATGTTCACTTCCTCCTTTCCCGCTACTGTGAAGCAGCGATTAATTTAACAAGTTGCCAAACAATCGCAATAACAAGTGGAGTAATAACTGCCCATGCTAACTTGTTAAAGTTCTCTTTTTGCTTTTTCATGTCAGTCTCAACAACCTTAAGGCGTGCGACCAGACTTTCAGATGGGTCCCCATTGCCAAACACGGCCTTGCTTACACTTGCTGCATCAGAGCAAATAGATGTCATTTGATTGTAAATGTCCGCGATTGCCTCTTCGCTTCCCTTTGCAATCATGTTCTTGGCACGATTGAGATCGTCTTCTTCTCTTATGTTGTCCCAGATTATTTTATTTTTTTCTTTAATCGTTTCTGGCAGTAATTTTGGCATAGCACTCCTCTCAATGCTTGAGCTTAACAATAGTACTATTTTACCATTTCCGTGTCGTGCTTTTTTTAGCTTTGGCAATTTGCTGTGTTTTTGCAGTGATTCAAACAAAAATGACTTGCATTTTTTTGTAAAATATTGTACAATAGGATTGTATCACAGGAGGCAAAAAAAATGAAAGTCTATATAGCAAGTCCAATAAGTGGGTTGACGTCAGAAGAGGTTTTTGACTATTACGACTCTATTGAAAAAAAGCTGCGGATGTGCGGACTAAAACCGTATTCGCCTATGAGCGCTAAACATTACTTGCGAGGAGAATCGCGCATGGACGCGAGTGGCTACGCGCAGCACCCGACGGCTACGGGGCACGCGATTTACAAGCGCGACAAGTGGATGCTTCAGCAGAGCGATGTTGTGCTAATAAATCTCAGCAAGGGGGATGCCGTCTCTATTGGGTGCATGTTCGAGCTGGCATGGGCAGATTTGCTCGGAAAGCATGTTGTCCTTGTTAGCAACGGCAGCTCAATGTATCGCCATGCGTTTATTGAGGAAGCCGCTGACATTATATTCAGCACACTCGAAGAGGCAATCGAATATCTCGAGGAGCTTGCAAAATGCGACATTTAACAGGAGTCGCGACAAAATGAAAACGACTGTTGAGTTGCACCTTGGGGACTGCTTAGAAGCCCTAAAGTCCATGCCAGACAAAAGCGTGGATGCCGTAATTACAGACCCGCCATACGGAATAGGTATATCGTCTAACCCGTTCAGACAAAAATTCGCCAAACAAAACTGGGATGAACGCCCAATGACAGAAGAGGCGCTGTCCGAAATAATTCGAGTTTCAAGGTACCAAGTTATTTGGGGCGGGAACTACTTTCCGTTGCCACCATCAAAAGGTTTTATTGTTTGGGACAAATGCCAGCCCCTTAAGTTTACATCGTCAATGGTAGAGCAGGCATGGACTAATCTGGACAAACCAGCAAAGATGCTGAGGCTGGACGTAAAAAGTTACGCCAAAGAACACCCTACGCAAAAGCCAGTTGAACTAATGAAGTTTTGCATTGATTACCTGCCGGCAGATGCGCTGACGGTGCTCGATCCGTTCATGGGCTCTGGGACTACTGCAATCGCATGTGTTCAAATGGGAAGAAACTTTATCGGGTACGAAATTGATCCTGGTTATTTTGCAATCGCGGAGCGCAGGATTGCTGAAGCGCAGATGCAGCTTGGGCTGGAGTTCACATGACAATTCAGCTGTATCTTGGAGACTGCCTGAAAGTCATGCGCTCGATGCCAGACAAGAGCGTGGACTTGTGCGTTACATCGCCGCCGTATAACTTAGGCATTGACTATAATGGTCGGGATGACTATCTTGATTTAGATGTATATTTTAAGTGGTGCAATGACTGGCTGTCTGAAATATTTCGCCTGCTTAAGGACAACGGAAGGCTTGCGCTAAACCACTACCTGTCATGCGGAACCGCAGGCAGGAGATATGCGCCACTTTTCAAACTCAACGAAATTGCAGAGTCCATTGGCTATAAACATCACGGGCTTGCTATTTGGGAAGACGCGACACTGTCAAAAAGAACCGCATGGGGATCATGGCTCTCTGCGTCGGCTCCGTATGTTAACAACCCTTATGAAGGTGTATTGATTTTACACAAAGGGAACTGGAACATTGGGAAGGGCGAATCCGACATAGAAAAAGATGAGTTCATGGAATCGGCGAGTGGTGTTTGGAAGTTGTCTCCAGAAAAAAACAGAGAACATCCAGCCCCATTTCCGACGTCCCTTCCGATGCGATGCATTAAACTACTGTCGTTTGTAGGCGGTACTGTGCTCGACCCATTTTTAGGCAGTGGCACGACCGCTGTTGCTTGCGTTAAAACAGGCAGAAACTTTGTTGGAATTGAGATCGACCCAGCCTACCTTGCCATTGCGGAGAGGCGCATAAAAGAGTCGCAGATGCAACCTAAACTTAAACTTGAATAAATGCAAATAAAGAACTAAAAAAATGAAAGAAATGAAAAAGTGAATTGATATACTGCATATACAATTCAAAAAAATGTAAATACCGCCGTTTAGACTCTGACTTACTTTAGAGTTTGGCAAGGAGTGTAATGGACATAGAGTTTGACAGCATACAAATCGGATTGGAAAATTGCGACAGTTACGAGATACCGAGAGAGCTGGTAAATGGCTTCTATATCGACGGGATCGAGGATGGAATTTGGGCGCATGAATCGGGGCACGCAGAGCATTATTATTGCTGCAAGTCAGTTGACATTCGACTGAAAAAAGAAGCCGGCGACATACTCACGATCAACGATACAACGTTCAACAACACAACTGCTGAATGGTATGTTCCAACTCCTCTGTTTGATACAATCAGGAACAGCCCAAGTACCACCCATATCTCAATTTACAACAAGGGCAAATGCCAATATTACATTGCGGTTCCCTTTAACTGGAGTTTGTTTGGGAATGTTACTCTGAATTGTTATGAAAAAATAAGCCAGACAACGAGAGGCGATTATATCTATACGATAAAAAAATCTAACATTATTGGAGCAAATGTGCTAAAACTCATTAGAGCAAAGTTGCGGATAATACCACTGAACATTAGAATGATCTGGAACAGTATAGTCAATCTGTTTTATGACTTTTGCGCGAAATGAGTTATAATTAACACGAGGAGCCTAACATGAAAAAATCAGAGCTAAGAAAACTAATTAACGAGTTGCAATTGCAGGTCGAACAATTAAACATGAGGATAAGTAATCTCGAATCGGAAACAAAGATAGAACTTCCAACGGTCTATATCACCTACCCTCCAGCTGTCCGCCCCGATGACAACCCGCTATATCCAGGAGCCTATGGGTGGAAGATAACCTGCACGGAATTTGAGTTATAAGCCATGAAGCCCAATGCCCCCGCCACGCCCAACAAAGCGCGCGAGTCGCGGACATTTACTTGTGTCTCACTTTTGATACACAAACAAACTTGTGTATCAAAAGTTGTAAAAATGATACACAAAAAAGATATATGTATTAATAATTGCAAAATTGGTACATATGCAGCGTATCATGTACACAAAATGGCAAAAATTGTACATGATAACGTTGTAATGATCAAAAATTGGCAAAAAGTTTACATGAGGGCCTGACAGGTGTTCGCCCTGACCCGCTCCGCTCCAAGCGATCAGGTGACCCGCTTTCGATAGCGGCAGGTCCACTGGAGATTCACTACATGAATATGTCTCGCCGTCCGATGTAGGAACGAACTAAGTTGGCGGGGCGCAGAAGTGAACTGCCATAACTGCGTCATGAGCGACTGTAAGACCGAGACAGCCACTAAATATTGACGGGAATAAGTGGCAAATATAAATTTTGGAGGACAGCATATGAAAACCACAACAAATGGACTTACGCGAAAAGCAGCTTTGTCATGCGTCGGCAATGGCTGGGCGAGGTTTATTAACAATCTCTATGACGCAAAGCCAAATTATGTCTCTGTTATTCAAGTTAAGGAGAAGTACGGGTCTTTAAGATTCTTCGTCTCATCCGCGCCAGACTGGTACTTTGACCTTATTGACCACTACGAGCAGGAGTCTTGCAAAACATGTGAAGTGTGCGGGAAGCCTGGACGCCTGCGCACAGACAGAATGTGGTTGCTCACCTTGTGCGACAAGTGCAATGAAGAGCGATAGTTACGTCCATTTTAGTCTTTAGTCAGTTCTGCAAATGTCAGCTGCGCGCCAATTCCAAAACCATTTGTAAACCATGCCGTTGCAAACCACGACGAACTTTTGACAACTTTGTTCGGCGTTTCAAAATTAATACGCCTGTCTAACAGAATTATTTCAACTCCATTGTCGCGCATAAGTGTTTGGCGCTTTTTAGTCTCAAGCGCCGTTAGCGGCATCAGTAATGCAAATGGCTTTCCAAGTGCGTAGCATCTTTCCATGAAGTTGTATTTATATCTGTATGGCGGGTTGGTAACAATGCAGTCAAACTCAGGAAGTTCGCAAGTCATAAAATCAGTTCCGGTAACAATATCTGTGCCGAGTACGTCAAACCCCTTGGAAGAAAACGCGTTTACCAGGTTGCCCTTTCCGCATGCGCATTCCCATATTCTCCATCCAGGCTTCAGATATGGCAGTAATGGGTTTATTGCGTAATGTGGTGTTTGGAACTCGTCTGGCCTTCCTGGTGCCATGTGAATTATCATAATCATATACTCCTGCTTTGGTTTTGAGATCATTATATCGCTGTGCCGCATTTTTGTCAACAAATTGCGTTTTAGCAAAACACAGACCGCCGTTATGATATACTTGCAGAACGATATGGCAGACGCGCATGTAAATCCAAATAGTGAATATTGCGTCCACATGAAACGCCACCAGTATCAGTGGGTTTCAAGCGACCAGCAAATCGCGATGCTGTGGGACTGCGTAGAATCTCTGGAAGAATACAATCAGCGTCTTGAAAAGAGAATTGGCATCATTGAAGCACAAATGCATGATATACTTAACCCAACTGATCTCAGCGCGCCTCTCGTATGAACGGCGGACCAGGCTTGCGGTAAACTGCGCAGTAACCCCGCACATCAATCTGGCATTACTTGGTGGAGACATAGCGGGAAGCTCGCCAGAAGCTCCCCCGTTTCTTCGGCCCAAAAGTAGACCCCCCAAAAATTTTTTGAATCTCAATTTTCTTAAAGTGGTTTTCAATTTTTTTCAAATTTTGCACCCTTAAACATTAGACTTATGTAGACATGTGTTGACAATATTAAACTCACAAAATGTGCTCGATGTGCCCTTTGTCCCCGAAGAATGTGCCACTGATTTCCGCCCGTTAACAAAACGTTAATATTTCCTGGGACAGAGGCATAGTAAAGCGTTCGCTTATTATTAAAATGAAAACTGGGTTTGAACAGATATAACTGGGGCGGTTGGTCAAGTACAACTCGATTGTACCACAAGATGTTCGCGTTGTCAACAAAAATTTGGCTAAATCTGAAATGTTAATAAAACGTTAACAATTGTCTTCATTTTAATTAATTAAAAGGGGCGCAACTTTTTTTGAATTTTCGCCCGTTGTTGGTGCGCTTGGAACAGCAATTTCGGCAAGCAACGCGCCTCCAAACTCCCCGTTTTCGAGCCCCAACCCAGCTAAACAACCCCCGTTTCGCAAGTGCAAAAAAAACGGGGCCCGTTTCATAAACCCAAAAAATGAGCCCCATTTGCGAGGGGGTCCCTTTGTTTCTTAGCACATTTGTTCTAAAAATTTTTCCAATCGAACATTTGTTCTAACATACTGGCTATACGCAATCAAACCGTGTCTTGATATAATTCATAATTCAGCCACTGAATTTTAACATTCTGCAACATATAATCAATTATTCTAAAATAACTATTGATTTTATTGAGGGGGTCATTTCCCCCCTTTATTCGTGCAAGATACGTGCCAGTTATTAGAATATTCGTTCTAAAATCACGTTTCAGAAACATTAACAAACTGATTATGCAATTCTAATGATGCGCGACTATACTATAGTCAATCAAACAAACAAGGGCAAACCAAAAAGCCCAGATCACAATTAAGCCGTAATAGGAGGCGGCAAGTGATGAACCTTAACAATTCTGTATCAAAGACTTTCCAATGGAAAGCAGACGGCAATGCCTTTGGTGGCAGTGCTAAAGTCTTCGAAGTCCTAATCAAGGGCGGGTACACCCATGTAGAGTTCTTAAAGCCAGACGGGTCGGTCTTGCACGAGACGACTGTGCCTGGAGCAGCGGCGACGCTTGGGACTTATGCCACGCGATGCAACAAGATGCTGGCCGAGGGATGCACATGGGAAGAAGCGGCGACTCCACGCAAGTCAATCAGCAGTCGGGCTGGGTCGGTCTTAATTGACCTGACCGAGACCGAGGCCAGGTTCACAGCAGGCGACCTTACAGTCACAGTTGACCACGACCTTAATATCCATGTCCCCGTGCTTCGGGCACAGGCTGACCTGACCGCAGTAAAACTTGCGCAGGGCTTCATCTTAGAATACTGCCTGGCGGGTAACCAGACATGGCTGGCCAAGTTTATCAAGCCACGCAAAGTCGCGACAGCTGGGACGTACTCAGTTGACCTGCCGACCAATGCGACCGAAGCAGACGCACAAGTTGCGCTGATAAAGATGATCAATGCTGCAATAGCTGACGGGACTGGTTCAATAGACGACTTCAAGTCGCTGGCATATATAAAACTGACCGATGCTGGATCGGTCGATGGTAAAATAGCTAACAGCTGGATAAGAAAGAATTAACAACTTAATAACCTGGATAACGCCTCAAGGGGAGAGGCGTTATCCGCTTTTTCTGAACCTTGACCTGTGTCCTGGCGGAGGCCAAGGTTCAGAAAAAGCCTTGTTAACAGCACGTTAACATTTTACATGTCTTATAATGTCATTACAAGCGTGGTGTCTTGCAAGATGCGGTTTTAACTGCGGCGTCTTGCGTGGTGTCTTGTGCGATGTGGTGTGCAGGCCTTGACGCGGTGGGGTGTGTCAAGGCGTGCGCGCGATGTGCACGGTCTTGTGCGGTGGACTTTCACCGCGATGCGCAAGGAGGCGCGGCAATGAATGACAATGTGCTGGGGCTCAACTGCCCAAAGACTGGCGACTATGATGTGGACGCATCTGAAAATGCTGGAAGCCCAGTCGAATTCAAGGTGTATTACGAGGTTCGCATAGATGGCTGCACGTATCTTAATAGTCTTACCTGCAGTAACATTGACGATGCAAAAAGAACGGCAGAGAAATGCTGTTACTATCAAGGCGTGCGATGGGTAACAATGCTATCAACCGATGCGCAAGGTAAGTCGATGTCTTACATATATCACGTTTGAGAGACGCCGCGACAGAGACAGCAGTTGCCATCTTGCATAGGTATAATACACAGCACCTGGAAAGGTGCTGTGTATGAACGTGCGCAAGACGCGTATGGTCTTAGCATTGGACTTTCAGTGCGACAGGTCAAGGAGGCCTGATGTGAACGACAAGATTAAAGATCTGTTAGTTGTCCTGGGTTTCGCCATTGCGATGTGTGTAGTCTTTGGCGCGGAATTGCATGAGCCGGTGTTCTTGTGGTTGGCTCTTGCGCTGTTGCTCGTGGCTCTTGGCGCGCTGTTAGCCGAGAGAGTAATGAGATAGGAGAGACGTACGATGAGTAAGCGCTATGAAGTGCAGATGCTTGACAAGGGAACTGGAGAGTGGTCTTGCCTGACCAGCTTCGACGACTTCGACGAGGCGTGTGATCACCTTGAAGAGATGTCCAAACACGTGCACTCTTACGACGTACCTGGCTGGAGAGTCCGGCCAGTTGAGTGGCGCGACAGCCAAGACGAGCCAGCAACCGTTCTTAATCGAGATGGCTATGTATACTTCGAGGGGAGTCTGCAAGAGTGCATGGAGTACTGCTTAAAAAGCCACATGCAACTCGAGATATGGATGAACGACTGGTTTAGTCTTAATGCTCTCGCTTAGGCACTGCGCACAAGAGCGCAAGTTCTTGTGCGCCAGCATACGCAAGAGCGTGTGGGCTCAGGCCTTGCCACTAAGGTCAGCACGCGAGGAGGCGTGATATGTACAAGCAAGAGTTAGAAAGGTATGATGGCGACCTTGATGCCATCGCGAAAGATGTCATTCAGTATGTTGTCGAGAGCGTAAGCGACATTGTCGACATCGACGGCAAGCCAATTAATGTCTTGTTCAACTTGTCGCTGTCTGACGATGACGATGTGCCGCCAGGCGATGCGTATTTCAGGACAATCGATGAGGTGATGACTCAAACTCGCTGGCTGCCGACTGGCGACCTTGTAAATGCGATCGTAGACCAGCTCAAGGCGTCACTAAGCCACTTTGCTAAGATTGGCGATCTCGTGTCGCTCAGCGTTACTGCCTGGAAAGGAAGCCTTCAATGAACAGCGAGTCTTTAGAGTTTGTCAAGTTCGACCACCATGCGCGCAAGATGCGCAGCAAGCCCATCGACATTGGCAAGTTTAGAATAGCCGAGGTCTCGCACAATGAATGGGAGGTTTCCACCCAAGACGGAAAGTACCTCGACACATTCACTCGCCGAGACCATGCCGTAGCGTATGCGAGAGCGCTCAAGTCGAGATAGAGCGATGATTGTACCGATGGCGTCACGAGACCTTGAACCTAAAACTCGGGGTTGACAAAAGATGTCTTTTGTGGTATAATTATTGTATAAAAATAAAGAAACCTTGATAGAGTTCCTGCTCGCGATGTGTCTTGTGCATAACATCGCGAGCAGTCCTGTATCAAGATTTTGATACAGCGCGGCAATACATTGTAGCACGAGCCGCGCTCGAACCTTACAATCAGAGATGTTATATCGTGCTGTAATGTCTCGACACCGCTAAGGAGGCGGTTAATAATGTCACAGAAACTTGCAGGTAATCTTGATTTGGCAAAAGGCGTCTTCACTGTCGACCAACTCGACGTGAACTGCCGTTACGGAGGCAAGAGCTTCCCAGGCGCCCAGGTTCTCGCGGACTACGCGAGTGAAAACCCAAGCGTAAAGACTTACGCTCTCGCAGGCACGGACATTGAGTTCCCTGTGTCTCTTGCTGTTCCGACCATCGGAACAAAGATCACGGCTGGGAACAAGGTCATCAACGGCGTCGATCCCAAGTCCCGCGAGGCGGTCGGTGGAGGTGGCGGCGGTTCTCGCGCCAAACTCTCGGCTCGCGTTGACGGCGATGTGCTGGTTATTAATGACGGCACGGCAGACGCCAAAATCTCTGCGGACACAATCACTCTTCCGGTGAGCGCGAGCAATGCCTTTGCTGCGAAAGTCGCAGAAGTGTCGCGCAAAGTCCGCGAGGGCGACTTCGACCTCGTAAAGACGATGGTCGGCAAGCCGCGCCTGATGGCAAAAGTCGCTGGCATCGCGCTTGACGCTGGCGAATGCGACGCCATCACGGATGAGGCTCGCGCCAATGCCATCGCTGGTCTTGCTGGAGAAATCCAGAAACTCGGCAAATTCGAGTTGTTCGCAAGGCTTGGCGAGGCAAAGCTCGAGCTCGTCGGCGGCGAAGTCGACAGCATCGTCAATTGGGCGAAGGCTCACCTTCCAAAGTCCAATGCGAAAGCCGAGTCCGTCCCGACAAAATAGCAGCTCTTCCCTACAATTGCCTCGAGGACTTTGCCTCGAGGCATACATATTAAGGGTCTTACCCAAATTCCTGCCCAAGACAACCCAGTCTTGGGCAGGTGTATGAGCAAGACCGCTCATCGATATGCGAGTATCGCCTTACTCGCGAGACAGGAGTTATTTATGGAAGAAACTGTCCAGGAAAAAATGGAACGCGCCAACATCGAGATGATGGAGGAGTTCGACAAGATGTACGATGCGATGCCAAGCGAACAGCGCATCGGAGTCGTCGCACTCGCGACTCTCATCGACAGGTATCGCATGGAGGCAGGTTACAAGGTCTTCTGCAGAGGACTTGTTCGTAAGCTAAGAGACGGCGAGCTAAAGCTCACTTAGTCGCATCGCAAAAAGCCTCAGCTCGTGTAATGGCCGAGGCTTTTTGCGTTTAAGAAAATGGAATGTGCTGCACACAGATGCAGCAAGACTGAAAGGAGGCGCAATGCAAAAGAACTTTATAGCAGAGTTAGACGGTGACGGCTACCCGACAGACGAGACCCTTGATGCAATCAGGCAGTATCCAGTCTTGTGCGCTGCAGACTGCGAAGACTTGCTGACTTTAATCGAGCCCATCTGGACATTCAAAAACTACATCTCTAAAGACAGCGACACTGGCCTTTGGACTGTAAGCACTGGAGGATGGTCTGGCAACGAGAGCATTATATCCGCACTTGAAGAGAACGCGCTCTTTTGGATGCTCTACTGGATACAGTCGAGGAGGGGTGGTCACTACATCTTCGGCGATCTCGGGAATTGATCCTGGACACAGTTCGCAAGGGCAAATGTAATGCGTGAACTCAATTGCCATGAAGGACTTGGCGCCAAGAGTGAATAAGGCATCTGTATAGATGGCGCGCAAGACAACTGTCCTGTGCGCAGATGTGTACAGATGTACACAGCGCGATGGCTTCGCGCTCACGAATGTAAACCGAGAGGAGGTAGCAATGCAGGAGTACGTGCAGGAGATGCACAATGTGTTTGTCAAAAAGGTCAAGCGAAAGGCGGACAGGAAGGTCGCTACAGTGAGACTGAGAGACAACGGCGATGTAAACGACTCTCTTGTCGACATCGTCAGTTCAATGGAAGGCAAGGGCTACACGCTGGCATTGAGCGCAAAAGGCAAGACGACCTTGCCAAGCTATGTAGTCTTGCGCGGTTTTGAATTGCTCGCGCTGAAGAGCAAAATTCTCAGCGAGGCGGGTCGAGCGCTTGTGTCACTCGACATATTTGAAGAGAGGAGATAAAATGGCTTACAGGTACAGAACAAAAGATGTCGACGGAGACATCGCGATCATTACGTTCGACTTTGACAAGGAGAACGGAAGGCTCGTAATGGAGCCGGAGCCAAAACAGCTCATTGCGGCAAGGCAATACTCCCTTCCAAGCCTTGACAGTGTCAGGAAATCTCTCAAGGCTCTCAGGGACGATGAAGATGAAAACGCGAGCATAGAGCTTCTTGATGAAAACAGGCGAACACTGCTCATCATGCTTACTGGCGGGTGGTGCGACACTGCGCACAAAGTCAGTCAGGCCGAAGACATATGCGAGATATCGCTCAAGATTGCCTACACGGCAGTTGGACTCCAGGTTCTCGCCGAGAACGATGGAGACATACCAAGCGACATAGCGCCAGACATTCGGCGCGACAATATGAGTTTTCTCTGGGACACCTTCGTGTATGTACACGAGCAGGGGCTTAGCTTCGAGGCAGACGCCAGCCACAGAGAGGAAATCGAGAAGTTTATTCGCGACAAGACGGGGCGCGATGATTTCGAAGTCATCGACGCAATGCCAAAGAGCATGGGGTACTGGGCGCTCCCAGTCAAAATTTACGACGACCAGGACTTCATTGTGGTGAGAGTGCCATACGAAGTGATGGAAGACCTGTACAAAGACTGGAAGGCGAGCAACCAGGTCGCGCGGTACGACGGAAGCAAGCTCGCCGAAGAGCTTCCAATCAACATCACTGAAGAGATCAAGCAAATTTTCAACAAGTTCAATAAAAACTCGGACTAAGCGCGGCGGGCTCTGGGGCAAAACGCTCCAGAGCCGTCAATAGTACTTAAGTATTAGTCCCGCTTAAGTACTATTGACGGCTGAGATTCAAATAATACTTAAGTATTACTCGGCTGTTTTACGCTTAAACAACCAAAGAAAGGAGGTTAATAAATGTCACATTTTTATTTTTGCAAGAAATGCAACTTGCTCATAGCTGGGGAGTATGCAAAAAAGCTTCACCGCGATAATGGGCATACAGTTACCGATGTCTCAGATGGCATTCCATTTGGCGTGACCAGAGACCCGAGTGCCTGCACCAGCTCGACGAACAGTCCAGTAAAAATAAGCGTCGAGAATATATACAAGGTTCCAGTTTACATCGGGAAAAGCGGACATGAGATAGCCACAAGGCGCGAAGGCTCGTACGTTTCTGTAAAATACGTTCATATCACGCCCGTCTCTGGAGTGCAAACTCCAGTCTCGGAGCAAGAATACTACAAGCTTCTGTTCGAGAACGGAGTCCCTCCTGAAGAAAAACTTCACACATTCAGCAACAAAACTGGCAACTGCTCGAACTTCGCGCGATTCATTCTCAAGTCGAAACAAAGGCACGCAATCACCACGAAAGACCCAGATGATGACAGCGCAATTCTTTTTGCGCAAAAGTACCTTTACGACGCAGACAGCGCGGCGCTCTGGAGCGGAGAGGAGCACTTTTCCATGTATCTCAGGCAGGAAAACCAAACAAATGCCAGTGGAGAGCAGAGAAAGTATTTCTCCGCACTCCGTTACAGCGCAAAAATACTTTACTATGACTTATTGTCGCCTCGCGAAGATTCTCACGGCATCAAGCGGCTTACCAGAGTCCTGATGACATGCGAGTATCGAGATGACCTTGTAGATAATAAAGTAGCACCTAAATCAAGGCGATTTGTTCTGTATGAACTCGACGAAAACGAAGAAGCCCAACAACTTGAATACAGCACATCACCTGACTGGGCGTCCAGGATTGTGCAGGATGCGAGGTCTATGCTATGCTCGTGATATTACTCACTTTATGGCTTTTGTTTACATCAGACATAAAAAGATAAAACTTAAGAAAAAGGAAAGGTAAAAAGGAGGAACAAATGCAAATCAACAACAAACATGGGGTATTCGTCATCGACGATGGCGTTTACTCCACGCTCAAGACGGCCATGACCGATGAGAGCAACATATGGAACATCCTGCTTCTCGGGCCATCTGGCTCAGGAAAGACAACGATGCCGATGCTTATTGCTGGGCACCTTGGAATTCCAGTGCTCAAGATGGACTGCGGAACGGTTCGAGACCCAGAAGAGTGGTTCGGCAAGCGCGGCGCATCTGGCGGCGCGACTTATTTTGAGCCTTCATCTCTGGTCAAAGCTATCACCGATGGGGCCGTAATTATTCTCGATGAGCTGAACAGGGTTCAGCCGTATATTCAGTCAACTTTGTACGGCATTCTCGACGACACCCGTCAGGTTGTCATTCATGAGAGTGTAGTCAGGGTCAACCCAAAGACGACATTCATCGCGACTATCAACGAGGGCGTCAAGTATTCTGGCACATTCAGACTTGACGAGGCGCTTAGACAGCGCTTTGACTTTTTTGTGAACGTCGACTACCCAGACAACGAGATTGCCGTGTACTCCTCTGTGATTGAGAGAGACACCGCAGAGGTCATTTTGACCATCATGAACCAGGTTCGCATTCTTGATATGCAAAACAACTGGGGGCTTGACGCGTCGACTCGCACTGGGATGAAAATCGCCAAGCTGATGTCCAGCTTCGGCTTCAGCATCGACGAGGCGCTCAAGTATGCCGTCTATAACTCCATACACGATGCGGTTGTCAAGAAAAACATTGTCGATGCCGTAAATTCACTCGTCAAGAGGATGAATCGATGAGCGAGCTTGGCGTCGAGACCTATCCAGTACATGACGGTCTCGAAGACATCATCAGCGAAACAAGGGCGTGGTACCACGCCCTTGGATTGCAGATGGGAGGCTCTTTGTATTCCGTCATCAGGGCGTCAGAAGGCATCACTGGACTTGTGCACGCAATCGCAAAAACGCTGCGCATGAACAACATATCAAAAAAGGTGCGCATCTCAGTCGAAGACATACCGTCCATCGCTTACGTTACTCCGGACAGCAGGCAAACCATTGTCCATGTCGGGTCATGGCTTTATAGCCGAGAAAAAATGGAGCAGTGGCATCCGCATGTTAAAAGGCTAAGCGAAAACGAGATGCTCGTCCTGACGCTCGGTCTTATCAATGGCGCGGTCGCTCTCGATATGATAGCAAAGTCCACCGAGCACGAAAGAGAGTTAACGCTCAAATGGACGCTCCGCAAAATCTCTGGGTATTATTCTCCGGAGAACATGCTTCCAGATGCAGTACGTGCTGTCGAAGGCGACCCTGACAATGCTGTCGAGTTCAAGGGCATGGACGAGAGATTCACGTATATCTCGGCGGCTATACACGACATACTTTCTGTGAAGGCATGTTTAACGATGTATCGCGACGCAAGCTGGGCCCTCTTCCCACTGCTGTTGTTCAGAGAGCTCTTCGACAAAGAATTCGCGATTCAGGCGAGAGAGCAAATTAAAAAAGATGACACACTCGACAATCTTGTTTGGTGCGTGTCTGCTTTAAGGTGTTTTTCAAAAGAATCGGCCGAGATTCTCGATGTGAGCACATCGGTTGGCATTAACATCATAAGGGCTATGCTCGCGAGCGTGACAGACAGTATCAAGAACGACTCAGAAATGGCTTGCGAAGTAATATCCTCAGATCTACTTGACGCCTATGCAAGAGAAATAGCGATGCCTAAAAAGCAGGAAGAAGAGAAACAGGATAGTCAGTCTGGCGAAAAGAAGAGCGATCCCGACGATGGCAACAATGAAAACCAGGGCACAAGCAGGCACCCGAGCGGAATGGTCGACGGAATCGCCCCGGAAGACTCATCCGCCCCTGTGAATAACGACGTCATGAAACAGGAGCAGAGAAGAGATGAGCAAGAGAGTTTTGACTACGCCAACAAGAGTAGCAACAAGCGCATTCGAGTAAGCGACAGCAAGAAAAACGAATGGCTCGAAGATTTTATGAGGCTCGCGTTCAGCGGAAAGGTTGACTACAACCGGGCGGCTGGGAAGATTCCAGCGCCAGTAACGTTTAACAGCGTTAGCGAGTACGTTGACAAAGTCCTCGAAATTAGCGAGAGTTATCGCTACGCGAATGAAAACAATGAGTATTCAATGCGAGTGTTTGAAGGCAACGTGCTTAAAGTGTACGACAGCGTCGACAAAGTTTCGCTCAAAAACCTGTTTATGGCTCGCACAATGGACGTTGAGAAGTCTCAGCCAGCTCGCTCTGGGATTTCACTGATACCCACAAGAATCGTCAACATGTTTACTGACGAAAAGATATTTTCTCCACTTCCAGAGAACGAGACAGAGCGCGAAAGCGAGGTGATAATTCTTGTCGATGCGTCCGGAAGTATGCGCGGGAACTCGACGAAATTTATTGTCAATGGAAGGCAGGATAGAGCGACGGAGTCGTCGGGGCGGCGCGCGCAATTGCTGAAGGACTGCAAAAAGCACATGTTAACTGCTCTGTGTACGCTCACAGCACAATGCCTGGCAACTTTGACCAAGTCTTCGTGTGCAAGATTACAGATCAGTATTCAATGGACAAAAAGAACGAATTCATAAACGCAGGAAGGCTGTACAGCAGAAACAATGGAGACAGCTACGCACTTGAAGAGGTTGCTCAGAACTTTAGCCAGGACGGGCGCGACATCGGAAGGACTTTAATAGTCCTCAGCGATGGTCAGCCAGCCTGCGATGCATACAGCACCGTAACTCACGGAAGAAACGAAACAAGAGACATGGCAAACAAACTTCGCGACGAGGGCATACAAGTTTATTCCATCTCTCTCGTGAGCGATGTCGTGGCTGCAAACAACTACATCTACGGCGAGAAGTATAACTTCTTTCCTGCAGACGAGAGCGAAGGCGCGGTTTCCTTGTCGCCGATGCTTAAAAAGATTGTTGATATTGTGTCGAAAGACAGTGTGCGAGGCGCGGACAATGTACTCACACAAGGATAGTGACGACAAGCAAAAAGAGCACATGCTCTTATTAAAAAGCCTTAACACTCGCAAGATAATTTTCTTGAAGCGCAGAAAGACATCGCGCAATTCTTACTACGGTTCTTTCTTTGTTCTTAACGAGCTTGGGCAATGTATAGACATCACGTACAGCATTGCCGTTGTGCTCGGAAAAGAGATGGTATATCTCGACAGCGGAGCGCGCGCGATAGATGTCATGTATGCAGATACCATCATGCGGGACATCTCGGAGCTCCTGTATGGCAAATGGGACAGATTTACGCTTTACACTCTTGAGTAAACCTTGTCCTTGCAAGGAGTTTTGGACAGTATGTACGGTGCATTGGCTTTAAGCACTTTGTCTTCGCTTAAAGCCAATGCTAACATTAACCCTAAAAAATGGAGGCGCCGAAGGGCTGCAAAGAGAAAATCAAGTAAAAACTGAGCAAAAACTGAGCGGCGTTTTAGTTGACTTTTGTTCTGATAGTTGTTATAATAGGGATGTACACAAAACAAGAGAAGTTAAATGATTAAAATATTTAAAATATTTAAAATAATTAAAAACGCGCATGCATGTAGGGCGCAATGAGCTGGACTTTCAGTCCAAAGAATACGCAAGATGAAAGTGAGGAGTAAAATGTCAGACGACAAAGTTGTTGAAAGTGCAATAAGTGTGTGGGACTCAGACGATGTCAAGTCCGTAGAAGGGGAAGGAGGAGGCAGTGGCTGGATTTCAAAGGCTGAAATAGTCTTTGGATACAAGGTCTTCGTTGCTGGACATTCCAATGAAGACACATTCTGGAGGTTCGATGTGGCAGTGCCAGCAAGCAGAGAGGCGGCGAGAAAGGCTGCGGCAGATTTTGCACGTTCTGTTGGTGCCAAGCAGCCCACTGCAGCCATCGCGGTCATTCTGCCGAAGGACAAAACCTATCTTTACGACACGACGAGATGGCAGGGAGACCGATGGTTTGTTCTTCCAACCTACACAAAGGGGTACGAGGACATTCTCAAGCCGTCGCTAAAAGGCGCTGACGCCCAGCTTGGCGTCCAGTGGGTTCGCATCGGGTTCAAGCCAGACCCGTATAAGCCAACGCGCAAGTCCTTCGACCAGTTGACAGGCGAAGAGAGAGAGGTCGCAAACCTCGTTCCATATGTTGTCGAGAAATTTGACAACGAAGAAATGGCGATGCGCATCATTGAGGCTGAAATGCTTGGCAAGGATACTGCCGCTGATGCGACTTCTGGTGGCGCTGCGCCAAATGCCAATGTTGCGCCAGCAAGCCCCGCCGACGCAAAGGAAGCTGAAAAAGAGTTTCCGAGCGGATGGGACATTGATTCGTGGAACTTCGCGGTAAAAGACATCCGCGAACAAGCTAAAACAAAGTCGGTCGCAGAAATTGCCAAGGCCTACGACATTCCTGTGCCGTTTGTTGTGAAGGCGCTTGGATGATTTTCGCGGACTCTAAGCTACTTGGCGTGCACCCATCACCCCTGCCAGATGCAAGGGCGATTGATGACTTGTCCAAGAGCACCGGAGCCGATATCATTGTTTCGGACAAGCTGTTTCCGCCGATCGGAGACCTTGTTGCGAAACATGCATCTGGAAACTCGGTGTTCATTGCGATAATCGAGTTTCCAGACTTAAGCATAGACGACAGGCTCAGGAAGCTCATTGAGCTCGAAGTGCGCGCGAAACAGTTTGTTGTCTTGAGCGCTGTAATTGACTCTGGCGGCGACAGAGCCTGGCACCGAGACGGATACGTGGGCTCATACAGAGCTTACATAGAGACTGCTGTGCATCTTATGTCGTGCGGCGCCCAGGTTGTTAATATCTCTGACGAGTATCTTGACATCTATGTTCGTGAGATAGAAAAGAACATAGGAGATGACGCCAGATTCGTACCGACAGAGATAAAAGACTACAAGCCACTGTGCGATGGCAGCCTGACTCTCGCGACCGTGCCTGTTATAAGGACGAACTTTGCGAAGCGAATTTACGCGGAGGAGCGCAGGCGCGGAGCCGAGCCAAACTTGATAGACCTTATCGAAAGATATACAAACAGGTCTAAAGCTAAAAAGGACATGTGCTCGCAGTCTATTTGCGAGGGCACGAGAAAATGGTTCGGCATTCCGGATGGCTGGAATATTACGCTCGAGCCAGAAAATAAAGAGTAATGCAGGAGGTGTATTTTGGCAGAAAAGAATAAACCTAAGGACGAGAAAAAGGGCGGTGGCATCCTGTTCAGCGGTATCGTCAATGTGTGCGGAGAGTCGGATGTTGGCAAGACGACATTCGCGCTTGAGTCTGGCGCGATGCCAGACAGAATAATGTTCATTGATGACGACGTCAAGGGACAGGCAATCGCCAACGACATGGCTAAGGCGGGAACTCCGTTTGGGAGATATGTCAATCTCGTCGAAGAGACGAACGGCATGAAGGAGACGGAGTTCCATAAGTTCTGTGTCGATATGATTAATCAAATCGAGCCAGGTAAATACGATGTCATCATTTGGGACACATTTACTCGGTTCGAGAAATCGTTTCATCCGTGGGTCTTGACTCATCAGGGAGACTTCCGCGAGCGATGGAGTCCAAGTGGCATTATTCATGGCTCAGAGATATGGATAACCGCCCAGCAGTACGAGTCGCAGATGCTTGACATGCTTCAGTCTAAGGCTCCGCTTGTCATTGTGACAAGTCACATGAAAGACGAAAACATAAATGGAATCAAGACTGGCAAGCGCATCCCAGATTGCATGAAGCCTGTGATTATTAAAAGCACACTGCGCATCATGCTAAGACACTCTGATGATGGCTCGTCTATTCCAACAGGGCTTGTGCTTAAGCGCATAGCAAAACGAGTTGTCACTGAGAACGGAATCAGGACAGCGAGCGTACTTCCTCGCAAGGTCGCGAACCTTAACTGGGAGAAGATGCGCGAGCTGTGGGAGAATCCAGTTGGAAATCGGGCTCTCCTTCCGAGCGAGATGCCAAATGAGTTTGAAATGTCTTTGCTCGACTCGTCCGTTCTTACCGATGACCAAAGACTTGTGATGCAGCTTTCGCTCAAAGGCTCCGACAGCAGTCGAGATTCTGACGAAGAGGACGGTACGGCTCTCATGAAGGCGGACATGCAGTCAATGAAAGAGGCTGGAAAGACCTATGTTGACATTGCTGCCGCGTATAACGTGTCTGTAAAAGATGTAATTGAAGTTCTGAAACAGTGAGGTAAGAGTGGAAAAACATAAAGATTATGAAGAAGAGCTTGAAGAAATATCAGATGAGATTGCAGAAAATTTCGGGCTCCCAGTCAGCAGCGGCGAAGTAATGTCGCTTGACGACAGGACATATCAGATTGAGTTCGGCGATATCGTCGTAAAGATATCCTATCCGAATGAGCCCGACAAGTCCGAAGCAACGGCTCTTGTGAACGCAATTGCGTCCTTTCCGGAGCTGTTAGCTCGCGTTGGCATCGACCGCGTGGACGCCAACGAAGATTTTGACAAACTGCTGTACACGCTTAAGGTTATAGTAGACCTGTTTGTCTCTCGAACCGGAGCTGAAAGTGCGGACGTCAGCGTGGAAGAATCGTCATCTGACGACGATTCGCTGTATAAGCCACGAAGAGTTGTACAGCGATATTCATTAAACAACAAGGAGGATTAAAGAACATGAAAATGATAGACGAATACATAGAGCTTGCAGATGGCGCGATGGATCAAGTCTTTACCGCCTACAGCGACTTAAGCAAGCGCATCGCTGAGCAGGCGGACGCGCAGCTGCAGTTGATTGAAATGAAAAATGCAATCGAAAGCAAGAAGAACAAAATGATCGCTGCTGGAGAAATTAGCGGCAAGAACGCTGAAGAGCGAGCGGCAAACGCATGGATAGCCATTCCAGAGTACGACGACCTTGCTGTACTCGAGGCGAACGCCGCCGTTGCTCGGGCAAACGCGGACATCGCCGACGCAAACCTGTCTGCCTGGGGAAGGCGCCTGGAGTTTTACTCGCAAATGATTGATGTGCTTTTGGCAAAGCCAACACTTGCTGACTGCGAAAAATTTGGAGACAAGGAAAACGATTTTGAATGAAAAGCCGCGACAAGAAAGGCGATGATGGCGAGCTTAAGCGCAAAAAAGAGTTCCAAACAAGTATCGCTAATAATGTGACAGACATTATTACAGGCGAAAGCGCTGTGGCGTCTGAAGGGATGGGGCGACTTTCTCTGTTTGGGCTTGGGCTCGTGCTGCTTGCCATCGCGTATTTTGTTACAAGCGACACGTTCGACACACAGGCGGAGATAGTTATCACCATCGCGCTTGTGTATCTGTACCAGTGCATCATGGTTTCTGTTGGAGCGATAAGTAGAATCGCGCAGAAATCTGCATCGATTTTGGCTATACTGGCGATGTTTACCGTTACTTATGAAGAGTCCGGCTTGAATGTAATGAAAGCTTTCTTCGATGGCGTGTCGGCGGCTGCTGAGTCAGACAAAGTTAAGGACGACAAAGAAAAAACTGATGACTAAAACTATTGACTTTTGTTGTCCTTTGAGATATAATGGAGTCATAAAAACATAAACATGGAAAACCTAAGAGTGGGTTGAGAGTTGTCCTTCCCGACGTGCTAAAGTACGCGAACAAGTATCGGGTAAACTCTATTTTTGAAAGGGCATTATGACGGCGAGTATCAAACTGGCACTTAATTCAGCCGTAATGCACATTAACAATGCTACTAACGATGACTCCTTTTTACTTGCGTAATCGCGCAAACTGTGAGGCTCCCGCCAGTGAGCCTCACAGTGTTTTCGGGAGGGCAAGATGATGGATGATTTTGATGATTTCATCGACGAGCCAGAAGGAACTGATGATTTTTACAATAAAACATGGAAGGTAGCAAAGACAGTGCCAAATGGATTTTCAGTCGGCGCGCTGTTCAATTACAGGGACATCGTGTACATGAAAGAAATGATACCCTGTCTCGAAGGAACCGTGTTTGTTAATACCAAGACAGGAAAGGAGAGAGTGTTGAGAAACAAAGAATACAATGCGAAAAAGATTGTTCAGCTCGCAAGGTCTGAGCTCGCCGACACAAACTACGAACACTTTCTCTATGGATTAGACTATACGCGCGAATCTGTTGAATTACTCGTGAGAAGAATCAACAAGTCTAACGCCGTGCTCGACCCAGTTATTAAAAACGCCAGGTTTTTTGAGGCGATTAGAATGTATTTTGGAGAAGATGTATGTCAATAGAGTATTTTGATACATCGAAGATAAGAAAGAACAAAAGTCATCTTGGCAAAAAGCGCGGGTATTCTTTGACACTCAGCGAAGACACTCACAGCGCGCTTGAGCATTACGTTCACAAAGGAACTGGCCTGTACGGCTCGGCTGTTATAGAGCTGTCCACTCGTCTGATGATAGCGCTTGTATCTGAAGACCCTACGATGGTAGAGTCTGTGTTTGAAGAGCTTGTTGACGGAATTAAGTCTCCGTATTTCGCAAGAAACCTTAACAAATTATACAAGATGTATATGCAGTAATGCATGCTGCATCTTTAGAGACGCATGTCTCTTTTGCTCCGTGTCAACGGGGCTTTTTGTTCATTGCTTAAAAACAAAGGAGGATGTGAAATGATGTACGGAAAATATGATGCCGAGAACGATGGGTGTTGTTTTGCCTTTTGTTTGCTGTTTGTTATTATGTGCATTAGTATTGCTGTGATAGTATTTCTTGGAATCAACGGGAGCTTATAGCATGGAAGAGTTCTCTGATAAGTGGTTTGTTGACAAGCTGAAGGTCGAGATGGGTCTGCTCTTTGTGGCGCAGTCTGTCATGGCTGGTGCTGATGGCGAAAGAAAGACAGAAATACTTTCCTCTCGACCAAGCGAGATGCCTGAGCATATATACGAGAAAGGAGATCGCGTAGCGATAATATAGATGAGCAAAGCGGGCTTTAGAATTACAAAAGGGAGTGGCTTTCATATTACATTTGACAACGGATACACCGTTTCGGTGCAATTTGGAGCTGGAGCATTTTGTGACAACATGTCAATTAGAATGGCGCAAGATTTGCTCGAACGAAAATTTATGTTCGAAGTTAATACCGAGTGCGCGGACGCTGAAGTGGCAGTTATAAAAGACGATGAGCTGGTGCCACTTCCTCAGTTTGATGGCGATGTAATTGGCAGATATTATTCGCCAGAGCAGGTTCTGAAGCTGCTTAACTGGGCGAGCAAGCAGAAGGGCAAGTCATGAGCGCGGATGAGGCTATTTCCTTTTTACTTGCGCTTCTCGCAGCGTCTATAATCGTGATTTTAAGTGATATATACAGAGCATTTTGGCTGAAAAGAGGAAGGAAAATGGAGAACAAGATGAATGAGAGTAACAATGAAAACACCAATGAGCAGCTGCTCAAGGCTCTTGAATATGCGGTTGCGCATGGGACTGGAGTTATTTTATTGCCTTCAGATGTCGCCTCTTTGCTTGGGATGATAGACTCGTTAAAGACGACTGACAGGGATTACGGCAATGGCGATAAACTACACACCAAAAAAAGGTGAGCAAATATACTCTATAAAGGTGGACGGTGTCTGGCATGACGTTGTTGTTTTGGACACTTTCAAGGACGGATACGTAGTAATAGAGGCGCTTGATGGCGAACCGTTTATGCGAGGCAGTATGTGGGGCGCTTTCCCATCCTGTCAGGCGGTTGTGCACAAGCGAAGAATTGCCAGGAAGGGGCAGTGAGACGAAGTGATAAGTAGCGAGCGTTTCTTCCAGCCGCACTGCTGTATATGCGGGCGATTTGTAAGTTTTAGAGATGACAGCTACGTGCCATATGCCGACAACTGGGCTTCAGAGCCTCCAGTCGCAAAGTTCGTATGTCAGAGGTGCGCTGTAATTGAGAAGTGCAAGATTATTGCTGCAGGCAAAATGCCAGACCGCTGGCAACATTCAGAATACGAACTGGATGCAGCTGAGGCGCTTGGACTTGAATATGACGGTCGCAATAATTGTTGGACAAAGAAAGGAGTGATGGAATGAGCTGCAGAATAAGTAAAATCAGTTATTCAATTGATGAAGTCAAGCTGATGACAAAAGTCAAGCGGTACAAGCGACGCTGGAAAGAACAGCGCCATTACAGCGAGTACCTAAAATGCAAGCTGACAAAAAAGGCGCTGCAGGTTCAGGAGTTGAAGGCAGAGAATGCCGCGCTTCATGCCCGCATTGCAGAATTGGAAGCAGAGCGTGATGAAGCGAGAGCGATGGTGGCGCGGTTGATTAAGGTGGGGAATGCGCTTCAAAATCAAGCTTACGATGCGTGGCGAAAAGACGGCACATTGGACTTTCCGGCAGCGGGTGATTGGTACGCCATCGTTGACGAATGGCAGGAGCGTGAGGAATGAGTAAGCAATTTGAGGATTTGTTGACAGCGTACAAGGGAGCTATGTCGAGACGGAAAACAGGAAGTACGGGCTGTTTGAAGAAAAGCCGACGCTCGATATCGCTATCCAAGAGCGTAGGGAAGCAAGGCAAAAGTTGCTCGCTTACGTTGCCGAACTGGAAGCAAAACGCAGGTGGATACCAGTGAGCGAGAGGTTGCCGGAGTTAAATCAAGACGTGTTAGGATTAGTCGATGACGTAATAGTCGCAGGCAGTTTCTATCAAGACTTGGTATACGGCGTCTATTTTAGTGATGGCGGAAGCGGTATGCTCGTAGCCACCCACTGGATGCCACTTCCAGAACCGCCGGAGGTGGAACGATGAACTACTGCAAATATTGCGCGAACTGGATTATGGACATTGACGATCACATTGTCGGCTGGTGCAAGTTCCACAACGAGTTGCGCATCCAGAAGGAGCGTGAGGGATGAGTGAACTAAAAGCGTGTCCGTTTTGTGGGGTGATGCCAGATAGTTACAACGATGACGGCGTGAACTTCTATTGGTGCGCAAACGAGGATTGCGAGAACTTTGACCAAGTTTGCGGAATTTGTGAAGCAGCGTGGAACACCCGTCCGATTGAGGATGCTTTGAATGCCAGAATTTCTGAGCTTGCACAGGCGGTTGGGCTTATAACAACTTTGAAGCCAACGATGGTAATGGATGCTGACCGTCCGCTTGAAATGGCAAAGGAAGTTGAGGTGTATGTAACCGCCCGCATTGCCGAGCTGGAGGCGGAAAACAACAGATTGGCGGAGTTACTGCATAACGAATTAAGCAGTGTTGAAATTGCAACCGACCTGGGTAATAAGCGATGGACTGCCCTCAATAAGATTTACGAGGACGGAGAAAAACATAACACGAATTGGTGCAAGCGCATAGCGCAGGAAGGGTTAGGGATCAAATGAGTGAAGAACTTTATAACTCCAGCGACTATTGTTCGTTGGCAGAACAATACGAAGAACTAAAAAAAGAGAACGCCGAGCTTACTGCAGATAAAATTCACCTGATACAAGCTGCAATGGATGGCGGGGACAGATATCACTACACCGCACATGATATTGGTTATAGAGACTTGGAAAGAAAAGTCAAAGCATTAGAAGCAGACTGCAGTATTTCAAATCGTGAACTTCTGATTTTGAGTGTCGAACTCGCCCGCCGTGACGAGGAATTAAAAATAACAGACGGCTTGCTGAAAGAAGCAACGGAAGCCATCGGAGCGGTTATCGCTTGTTGCACATACAACAGTAACGATGATGCAAAGATTGGTATTTATGGCATAGACCAAAAAGCATTCACAAGAATAGACCAATTCATCACTCATTACAACGATGCTG